CTCAGTTAGAACCTTCACTGAAACCTATAGTCTAAATTAAATTATAGGACGCTAGAAAACTTAAATCATAAAAATAATAGTAGAGTTATATATAATGCTGTCTCTCCAAGCTGTCACTCTCTTTCAAGTTGTCACCAAACTTATAAATCGGAATTGGTTTCCTGTACGGTTTATCCTTAAACTTTTAAGTGCGTTACTAGTAAACCGCCGAAAAGATATACACTACTGGTTTAAACTACTCCACCAGCAAGTAAAACATATGCCCAAGTTTACTTATGCAGCTGTGGCTGGCTGCTTAACATCCAAAACTTACAATAGGGATTCTCTACTCTGGCGTTATGATTCTAGAAATCAATGTTGTAGTAGCTAAGTATTTATAAGGATAGTCCTAAACCTATTTGCAAGAAACTGGTGTTCTTAATGCTTTAGAAAGTTATTAGTTTTTTTAAATTTCGCTATATATTATATAAATTACTAATGGGTCTGATGTGAAAAAGAGTGGAAAAGAGGGAGGAGAAGATGGTGTTTTACCACTCCCTCCCACTTACTCATTACAACTCATCGTCATCCACTATTTCACCCTCCAACAACGGATTAGACTTCTTCTCCTCAGCTGCCTTAGCTGCTTCTTTAGCTGCCTTAGCTGCTTTACGCTTAGTATCATACTCAACATAATCAACAATGCGCTGAGAATTGTTGTACAAGTTCTCACCACGCTTGATAAGACTTGCGTCAGACTTGATACATTCGCCTTCGTCAGTACACAGTGCATAGATGAAGACAGAGTTATAGATGGAAGCTACTTTTACTTGCTTACCGTCTCTTTCCTTAGTCTCAGTGATGATTTTACCATCATTGTCCTTGCGGATGAAGTCAGGAAAGCCTGTTACTTCAACACGACAGATTGGCATAACTTCACCAACAGTTTCCTCTAACAGCTTGAAGTATGTATCTTCATGCTCTTTGGTACTACCATATGCAGCCATTAACTGCATCACAACAGGTCTAGTTTGCTCTTGCAGCACCTTTCTTAGACCTGCTTGTCTGAACTCGCACACTGCATAGCGTGCTTTGCCGTCTTTGGAGGTTTTTACCTCTACTTTCGTAAGTTCGTAGTTCTTTACGTCTTTATCCTTGATAGACAAATCCATAGCATTTTTACGGTTACCTATACACCATAAGGTTCCATTGACACATTAACTCTTTGACGGGGGATTTCCCCTACTTGTTAGGAGAGGGGACTTGATATTGTACTGGTCCTCACTCTCAATTGCACACTATCAAAATTTTTATAATATTTTATTTTGGTCCTCGCTTTCAATTATACCCACAAAAATATTTTTTATAAAAAATTTTTACAACACTTATTATTCATTTTCGTTCTCTAATTAGAATTTAAATAACAGCAATATGATATTTGAACAAGAATTAAAAGATAAAGGATTTGAAATTAAAGATAATCAACTCTATTATGAATTTAGTGACTTTGAGCTATTAAGAGCTAGAGTAAGTGAATGGGATTGCGCTGATGGTACTAAAGCTTTGAAAGTATCAGATCTTAGGTTAATGAATCCTATGGAGGAAGGTATGGCTCATATGATGATTTCATATTCACTTTACTTTAGGGATATTAACAAATTTTATGAATTATTAACACTTTTAGGTTATAAGATACGTTAAAAATAGTTAAATTATGTTAAAAGAATTAACAGTTAAAGAGGTAGAAGCTATCCTAAGTAAAGATAATAATGTGTATGGTATAGATAGTATTGGTGATCATGTATATAAAATACCAGGTTTAGGGTATACTGGACCTAAAGGAGCTACTAGATTTGTAAATGAATTAAGGCAACAAGTTAATGAATTAACTACGAAACTCTCGTAGATATGTTAAATAATCATAAATAATGTTAAAATGACACATTGTGAATGGCTAGAAGAACATGGTTTTATTAATATAAAAGACCATTGGAATGGTAATTGGAACTATAGAACTTATCAGAAAATATATGAAAATGGTGATCTCATAGAAGTAGACATTGAAATAGATTCAGAAAATGATTTTATGGATGAGTACTTGGTAAATTGTGAGTTATTCTGTAAGAATAAAAATGGTACTCATGATAGCTTTACTCTAAAATAAAAATTTATTATTAAAGAAAATGGAACAAAATTAGATTATAATACGTTCCTACATCCAGAGTAGGATATAATAGTAGTTTAAAATGCAATTAGTAGTAATATAAACCATTACTCTTACTCTAGATAACTGCAGTATATAATATATTATTATCAAACTATATCATGATGAATGAACCAAAATACTTAGAAATGATTAGACAAGGAGTTGTTAACATAAATGGTGATGATTTTAAAATAATCAGAGCATATGATGGATGCAGAGGGTGTTATTTTAGACAATTTGAAAACTTTAGTGGGTGTCTAAATAATGTTGCACAAGGTATTTGTTGTAGTGCTGGTGGTCATATTCTAAGAAAAATTTCAGAGTAATAGAACAAAAATTAATTAAGTACGTTTAGCCAGTATGGAAAATCAACAGGACATATTAAAAACCGTTATAGACGGTTTAGTGTATATCCCTACTAAGGATATGATAGTTAAACCCTTAGAGGATGAATACGTAGAGAAAGAAATTATTAAGCCAGTAGAGACTGGTAAAAAGGACGAAAATGGTTATGATATCAATGACACTGAAACAGTTAAAGAAAAAGTGTTAACTACATTCAGAAAAGGTATTGTATTACGTCTGCCATCTGGGTATCAATGGCAAGATGAAAACAATCATCCTGAAGTAGGTGATGTGGTAGCATATCCTAGGAAAGCATCGATTGATTTTGATTTGTTTAAAGATAGTCAATTAGTAAATCCTTATAATGTAGTAGCCTTTGTAAAAGGAGAAAAATATTTTAAAGACTAAGCGTAGTCTTAATTAATCGTGGTTGTAGTTGGATGTACTAGGGGTTAGCATAAAGTTAACCCCTTTTTTATTGTATAAAATTTGCAACTTTTTTTGAATATTTGCGTTATGTGAATATGATTAAAGAAATGATAAATAACATGTTGGGGACGTAAACAAGTGGATTAAATTAGCACTTGGAACTATTAAAAAATAAATACTATGTCAGATTACCGAGTTACTATTACAACAGTCAAGGAAAAATGCCCATTTGATGCTAAACGGAAAAGCAAAGAATACTGCAAAGTATGTAAAGCTTGGAAAGATCCTTGTTCAGGATTAGGTATAGAAACTACGATTTCTTCAAGAAAAATTGGAGAAGATAAAATGAAACAAATAATAAATATCATTAAATAATTATGATTACAGAATATAAAGTTATTAAACCTTTTGGTGTATTAAAATCAGGTGATATCCTTACTTTGGATAATGATATGTATACGTTCTCTGATGAGAAATCTTCTGACTCACAAAATTATTATTCCCAAGTAAACGTAGCTGTATCATGTGATATGATTGAGGAATATGCTAAAAGTGGTTTAGTTGAGCCAATTGAAAATGTTACTGTTGAATCTAATGATGAGAAGAAAATCAGACAGATTCGTACTATTATTGCTCAATTGAAGAATACTTACAATCAACGTAAGAACAATATTGAGAAAAAGTATCAGGAAGGTAAAATTCAAACTTGTGTGAAAGTAGAGCATGATACTGTATATTTCAATATGATGAAATTGTTAAATAAACTCGAGGCAATCATAAATGAATAAACTAGTAAAAACCGTATCAAATGAAGAATTGATACCAGAGTTTTTACAAGCGCTTAATGGAATACTTAGGCTAACCGATAGAGAGCTTGAATTGATGGCTACACTTATCAAAATGGATATGGAATACGTTAAGGAACCTAACTCAAATAAGAATGTAGCAAACAGATATAATAGAAAATATATCATTGAGAATTTAGGTATTACTAAGGATAACCTAAGTAGATACATTAAGTCTTTCAAAGAGAAGGGTATTTTAATAGCTGGACCTGCTGAAGACGAACTTAGCGTAAATAAGGCTCTGATACCAGTTGTTATTGGAGATCGTTTGCAACTAACGATAATACTGAGAATAAAATGAAATGTTTAGATATAAAAACAGGTTCCATTCTTATCTATAAGAAATATGGTTTACTAAAATGTTGGTGGAATAAATTAATGAGAAAAGAATTACCATTTAATAAGTATACTCTTTACTTTGGAAATTCTTCTATGTTTGTAGAAACCACGAACATCAAAGTAAAAGAAAAAGATAGATATATAATTTTAGAACCTATCAAACCATATAGTAAAAAGGAAGAAAAAGCTCTTAAGTTAGAAGTAGTAGAACACGTTATGATGAACAACGACACAAAGGATGTGTTTAGTGTGATAAATATAATTAGACCTTCTACAATAGACGTAGAATCATTTACAATCGATGGTTTGCTTAAAAATAAATACTATAGAATAGTATATGATTCAAAAGGAAAAAACTTCTAATATCTATATACAATTAGCAAATAAATATAATATTCCACATCAAGTAGTAGAAGTAATTTGTAATCACCCGTTTAAATTTGCAAATAGAGTTATTTCAAATGATGAAGATACTAAAACAATAATGTTTGGGTATTTATTCAAAATCAAACCAAAAAGAAAGTATGAAAAAACCAGAGAGAATGAAAAACAAAACAACTAAAGCTTTTTTATATCAAAATCTATATCCTGTAAATCTTTATGTTACTACTCTGGATGATTGGGAAGATGCTTGTGATTTTTTTGATTTCTTTCTTACTACCAAAGAACTTAGAAATGATGAACCAGAAAGAGATCGTCCCAAACTAAGTAGTGTAATGGGAGCTACGTTCTTGGTCAGAGAGAAATATTCTAGAGCTGTTGGTATATTAATAGTACTAGATGATTTCCATTGTTCTACTTTAGCTCATGAATCAATCCATTATGCAGATGCTGTATATGATTATTTATCAATGAATGCAGAAGGATATAATGAAGGAAATGAACAATATGCTTATTTAGTTACTTGGTGTGTGGAACAACTTGAAGATTTTATAGAATGCAAAAGGAAGGAAAAAAGAATGATAAGAAAGATGACAAAACAAGATGGGAATTAATGCCTCTTGATTGTCTTGAAGATATTGCCAGAGTATATACAGAAGGAGCTAAGAAGTATGGAGAAAATACATGGCAATATCTTGATAATGGTTATCAAAGATACAAAGCGGCTTTGTTGCGTCATCTGTGGGAATTCGAAAAAGGAAATGAAATAGATCCAGAAACAGGTTGCCACCATCTTGCGCAAGTATGTTGGAATAGCATTGCTCTTCTATATCTTTCTAAGCACTCTATGAAGGATATGACCGTAGAAATATGGAGAACCGCATACAATTTTCCAGATTATGAAGTATCTAATTTTGGTAAAGTACGATCAAAAGATAGAATAATAGAACATTCTAACGGACGTCTACATAAAACGATTGGAAAAATTCTAGTTCAACGGCTAGATCACAACGGATATCTAACTGTATCATTACAAAAGAATAAAAGGAATTACAAAGTAAAAGTACATAGATTAGTATTATCAACATTTTCAGAATGTATTGGAGAACAGGTAAACCATATAGATGAAGATAAAACTAATAACAAATTATTGAATCTAGAATGGTGTACTGCTAAATATAATGCTAATTATGGTACTAGGAATGCAAGAATTCAAAAAAGGAATGAACACAGAAGAAAAACTGGACAAGATACTACTGAATCAACAAGTGATACTACTGTATCTGAGGCAGATCTTACAAGACACAAATCGTAGTCAATTCCTTGAAGATTATGCTGCAAATTTAGCAGCACAAGCAACAGAAATGATATTAGGACACAATATAGTAAGAAAATAATATGGAATTAAAATTTAAGAAATTACAAGAAGACGCAGTATTACCTAGTTATGCTAACCCTAATGATGCTGGTTTAGATTTAACAGCAGTATCCTTTACTCAGGAATTTGATAAAAGTGGTAAGTTAGTATTAGTATATCATACAGGATTATCCGTAGAGATTCCTGAAGGTCATGTGGGTTTGATCTTTATGAGATCGTCTATTTCTCAGAGATCTATGTCAATGTGTAATGCAGTAGGTGTTATAGATTGCGATTATAAAGGTGAGATTCTTGTTAAATTCAAGATTACTACAGATGCTCTTCCTACAATCTATCAACCAGGTGAAAAGATTGCTCAGTTAGTAGTAATGCCTTATCCGAAGATGGAGCCTGTAATTGTAGAGGAATTAGCAGGCGAAGATCGTGGTGGTGGATTTGGTTCAACTGATAATAAAGAAGAAAATGAGAATGCAGAACAGGGACGAGAAAGCGGAGCAACTGAAGGAGATAATCAATCAGTACAGTAAAAATCCAGAGTATGTTAATGCATTTTATACTAAACAAGAAGCAGTAGATGCATTGAATAGACATTATAAAAACAGATACATTAAAATAAATTTAGATTAATATGAATACGTATATTTATACAGGTAGCAGCTCATTGTTAACAATGAAGGATAACGATATTAAGAATTTTGATACTATTAGTAATCTCTACTTAAATATTGATTGGGCTTGGGTAATTGAGGAAGATGGTACCTTTGTAGCTAATGAAAAAGAGTATGATGTAAAAGCTGGTGATGTAATCATGGCTCTCTATGCTGGTTATAGAGAAAAAGAAGTACCAGTTGAAGATAGAAGAAAAGTTAGAGATTTTGTTATTATGAAAAATGAAGATTTTTATAATAATTATAAATTGAATAAAGAATACGAGCAAAATCGTAAATCGTAATATGAAGGATTGCAATTGTTGCGAAGCTTGTGTTAAGGAAGCTTAAAGATGAATTTAGCGGATATAGTTGGTGGACAAGTGGTCATACATCCAGACATGTTGGCCATTCCACCATTCAAAAAACTTTGGGATTCATTCAAAGATAAAGATTTAGCAACAAAATACTTATGGTACATAGTACTTAAAAACAAATATGACTCTCCTTATGTAGAGACTATGGAAAGAGATCTAATAGAACCTACATTAAAGAAAGAACTATTTGGAAATGAAAACTATGAATTACCAGAAATAGTAATACAAGCAGAAGATAGTTGGAAAAGTAGAACATACTCCTTACTTGAGTATATGTTAGATGGATTACTATTGAAACTTGAAGGTGCTGCTAAATACTATCACTTATCTAAAGATGACGAAATGGATTTAGATTCTATTAAAAAGCTTACAGATGGTGCTAAGAATATGGCTGGAGTAATAGAATCAATTGTGAAACTTAAATCTCAAGTAAGAGCAGAAGAGATTAAGAATAGCAAAGTTAGAGGCGGTGGAGAAATGAACCCATTTGAATTACCAAAAAAGAAGTTGTAGAAAATACGACACAATAAAAGACATTATAAAAACCTGCCCGTTAAGGGCTTAAAGAAATTGCAATTATGGCTAAGACTAAAACTAGTAAAAAGAATACTAAACCGACAATGATTATTTTTGATTTTACTGAAGTATATAACAACATGAAAGCAGAGCAAGAAAGAGATTTGGCTGAAGCTGCTGCTTATGCTATATCACACATGGATGAAAAAACAGAAAATAATCACACTACTAAAACTAGTTTATGGCAGAAAATTAAGAACCTGTTTAAACGAAGAAAGTAATTTATGATTGATTTCACAAAGAAAATCAAAAATTCTAATAAATTCAGCAACCCGAGAGAAATCTCGGGCTTTGTTGTATAATGTAAATGATTATGTGTAAATCTGGAATACCTTTAAAAGACGTTAAAAGCAGCGAATGGAACTACTCAGGAATTTATAAAATTACTAACATTGTTAATGGAAAATGTTATATAGGGCAGTCGATAAACATAAAACAGAGACTCATAAAACACTATAACAACTTTTTAAATCATCAAGAAGCAAAAATATATAAAGCAATCAATAAATACGGGATTGATTCATTTGAAGTACAAATTGTGGTTATAATAAATACGTTTGGTAAATCGAGTAGTGAAATCAAAAATGAACTAAATGCTCAAGAATGTTTTTATATTAATTTATACGATTCGTACAAAAATGGATATAACAGTACACCTGGTGGTGATTCTGGAAGATTGGGTTTCAAACACTCTCAAGAAACGATAGAGAAATTAAAGGCATCCCATAAAAATTACATACCAAAAGCCGCAAAAGACAAAATGAGAATAGTGTATTGTTATGATTTAAAAAACAAAGTAACAATATGCGTACCAAGCATTAATTCCGCATTTTTGCGAACTGGAGCAGATTATAGGAGTATAAGTCAAATTTGTAATAATCATAATTATAGACAGGGTGGTAGAACCATTTCACGAAAACGATATTTGTTTTCATTTTCTCAAGAAGAATTAGAAGACAGAGTAAAACATTATTTCGAAAATGATAGATTTCAACAAAAAAATCAAAAATTCTAACAAATTTCGCTCTCCGGCGCTAACTTATATAGAGTCGGGGTCTTATTGTTCCTTCCCAAAAGGTACATCAGAGTATTTCAATTTTTGGGAAACAGAGGCCGATAGATGCATTAATGGTTATACTGCAGATGATGGGGACTACATCACTGGGTATAACTATTTTTATTTAAACTATTGCCCAATTCAAAGAATTGTATACAAAAATAAAAAGAATAAACAAGGTCAAGAAGAGCTAATTAAAGTAAGAGAGTTAGCATTTCCTGACTTTTATGATTATGACTATTACTATTTTCAAGCTATTGAAAGCGCACAGGATCAAGGCAAACACTTATGTGTAGCAAAAGCTAGACGTAAAGGTTATTCCTATAAAGGTGGTTCTATGCTTTGTCGTAATTTCTTTTTAATACCCGGTTCTAAGTCTTATGTGTATGCCTCAAATAAACAGTATCTTACTGATGATGGTATCCTTACTAAGGCCTGGGATTACATGGACTTTATAGATGAAAACACGGCGTGGGGTAAGAAACGACAAGCTGTAAATACTAGTATGCGTCGTAGAGCTTCTATGATTGTAACTGATAATTTTGGTAATAAAATTGAAGTTGGTTATAAATCAGAGATAATAGGTGTATCATTGAAAGATAACCCAGATGCTGTACGTGGTAAAGCAGGTATGTTAATACTCTGGGAAGAGGCAGGTACTTTCCCAGAACTTAAAGCTGCGTGGCAAATTGCTAGACCATCCGTAGAACAAGATGGTGTTGCCTTTGGTCTGATGATTATGTTTGGTACTGGTGGTGATGAAGGTCCTGCAGTAATGACATTACGTGAAGCATTTTACAATCCCAAATCATATAACTGTATAGGTTTTGAGAATATATGGGACGATGGTATCCAGAGTAAGGAATGTGGCTTCTTTATACCTCAACATACTAATTTGGATATACGTGATGAGACTGGTAAACGATTGTATATGGATGAGGATGGTAATACTCTTCATGACAAAGCAAGACAGTTTATTTTAAATCTACGTGAAGAAGAATTAAAAGAAGCTACTAGTTCTCAACAAATAGATAGATATGTAGCAGAACACTCTGAATCTCCTGCAGAAGCATTTACTGAATTATCTGGTAACATATTCCCAAAAAAAGAATTACAAAAACAATTAGCAAGGATAAGAACTAATACTAAATTACAAAATCATAAACAAGTAGGTACTCTTACTCTAGTTAATGGAGAGATAATTTGGAATATACAGAAAACAGGAGACATAACCGAATTCCCATTACCAAAGAATTCTGATCCTACTGGTAAAATAGTTATATGGGAACACCCAGTTAAAGATGCACCATTTGGTTTATATATAGCTGGTATTGACCCATATGATCACGATCAATCAGGTACTAATTCATTAGGTTCTTGTTTTATATATAAACGTTTTCAAGACTTTGAATCATATTCAGATATCATTGTAGCAGAATATACAGGTAGGCCAAAAACTGCTGAAGAGTTTTATGAAAATGTTCGTAAGTTACTTATTTACTACAATGCAAAAGCAATGGTAGAAAACCAAAACACTGGTTTATTTACTTATTTCAATAACAAACATTGTAGCCATTTACTTGCTGATCAACCAGACATCATTAAAGATATTGTTAATAATTCTACAGTAAATAGACGAAAAGGATGTCATATGAATAGAGAGATCAAACTTTGGGGAGAAGGTAAGATCAAAGAATGGCTGGAAGAACTTAGAGATCAAAAGCAATTAGGTTTAAATACTGTACTATCTGAACCATTCCTTGAAGAACTTATTCAATATAATGACAAAGGAAACTTTGATAGGGTTATGGCATTTATGCAGGTAATGGTCTATAGAGAACAATTGTATAATATACAAGTAAAGAAGAAAGAGGATGTTGAAAAGAAAATGAGATTGTTTGATAAACCGTTGTTTAAAAATACAGATGATTCATTTACATTCACGCCTTTAAATAATAACACAACCACATTTATGTTTACTAATTAATATGGAAAGAACAGTCAACTCATTTCCTATCCAAAGACTACCACTCAGTAAAAAAACCGAAGAATGGCGAAAAGACTGCGTGGATTACATTATTGGAATATCTGGCATAGCTTCGTCCGAAAGTATACCTGATGAAGAAGAAATGCAAAGCTATTATGATTTATATAATAGTATATACAATGAAAAAGACCTAAAGTATGTTACAAATCCTTTCAATCAAGATGATGGCTTTCCAGCAATGGCACAGGATTATAATATCATACGTCCAAAAGTAGATCTATTATTAGGTGAAGAAACAAAACGTCCATTTAACTTTAGAGTGTGCCGTACTAGTGATATTGCTAGTAGTGAAGTACAAGACAAAGCTAAACAGATGCTGTTGAATTATATGCAAGCTGCTATGCTTGCTAAATTAAGCCCAGAAGATCAAGCTAGATTTCAAGAAGGATTACAAACAGGCGAAATTCAAACACCAGAACAAATACAGAAGTATTTAACAAAGGATTACAAAGATGCAGCAGAAACAACAGCATATCAAAGCTTATTATTCTTACTTAAGAAAGAAAACATTTCTCATGAATTTATGAAAGGCTTTAAAGATGCACTTGTTGCAGGACTTGAAGAGTATTACATAGGAATTAGAAATGGTGAACCAGTTATTAAAAGAATCAATCCTAAAGATTTTAAGTATCCTGCAGAAGAAGGTATTGAATTTATTCATGATGCATCTTGGTGTTGTTACAGATCATTAATGTCGTGGAGCCAGATATACGATCAGTTTTATGATAAACTAGATGAAAAGCAATTGAATGAATTGTTAGAAATAGTAGATCAAAAACCTACATCTGGATTTGGTCCAGACAAAAGTCCAGTAGATGATTTTGTTCATTATAACTTAAAATCATACAATAAATTACCAGACCATAATCCTTATGGAGATCCAGATAACATTGTAGTTTATCATGTATGCTGGAAATCACTTAAAAAGATAGGGTTTGTTACAATAATAGATCCTGAGACAGGTATGCCAGATGAAATACAGGTAGATGAATATTATAAACCTACTGGTGAAGAAATCAATGTTGAATGGAAATGGATTATTGAAGCATGGGAAGGATACAGAGCAGGCGATGATCTTTACTTTGGTATGCAACCATTAGAGTACCAATTCCGTAGAGGAGACAATTTAAATAGTGCTAAATTACCATACACTGGTGCAGCTTATAGTAATACAAATACTAAAGCCAAGTCATTAGTTGCTATTATGAAACCACTACAATACATGTATATCATACTTTGGTATCGTCTTGAAATGGCAATAGCTAGAGACAAAGGAAAAATACCTGTAATAGATGTTACTCAAATACCTAAGAGTATGGGTATAGATGTAGATAAGTGGATGCATTACTTAGGGGCACTTGGTGTAGCATTTGTCAATCCATACGAAGAAGGTTGGGACATTCCTGGTAGAGAGGGTGGTAAACCATCACCATACAATCAATGGACTTCTATTGATGCAAGTATGTCTAATACTATTAATACGTACATTCAATTACTTGCGAAGATTGAAGAAATGGTATCTGAATTGTCCGGAGTAACAAAGCAAAGACAAGGATCTATTTCTAGTAATGAGCTAGTGGGTAATGTAGAAAGATCTGTAGTTCAATCTGCTCATATTACTGAGCCATGGTTTTGGTTACATAATCAAATTAAAACACATGTATTATCAATGTTATTAGATAGTGCTAAATTTGCATGGAAAGATGACAAGAAATACTTAAATTATATATTTGATGAGGGTACTAGAACATTCTTGCAAATGGATGACAATTGGTCATATGAAGACTTTGATATTTTTGTAACTGACAGTACCAAAGAAAGTCAAGCCATTGAACAACTTAAGAGTCTTGTACAACCAGCTATGCAGAATGGTGCATCATTGTTAGATGCTGCTGAAATATTTACTAGTGACAATCTGAGTGTAATTAAATCCAAATTACAAGATATAGAAAACAACAGATTGGAGCAACAACAAGCAATGCAAGAACAAGAAAATCAGCAACAACAACAGCTTGTTGAAATGCAGAATCAAGTTAAGGAAGAGGAGCTTATGCTTAAAGAAGCTGAACTTGATCTTACTAAATATAAGATTGATCAAGATAATGCTACTAAGATTACTGTAGCTCAATTAAATGCTTATAGAGGATCTGAGAATATGGATCAGGATATGAATGGTATACCTGATCCTATTGAGATTGGTAATCAAGAAATAGCTAGACAAAAAGCTGTGTCTGATGCTATGAGCAAACAAATGGATTTAGCAAACAAGGCTAGAGCTGAAGAAAATAAGAAAGAACTTGAAAAGCGTAAAATTGCTGCACAAGAGAAAGCTGATAAGTTAAAAGCTACAATTGAAAAAGAAAAGATAGCTCTTGAAAATAGAAAATTGCAAGAGGCTAAGAGATTGCAGAAGATGAAAGATGATGCGGCTTATAAGAGAGAACAATTAAAAGCAAAGACTGCTTTAAAAAATAAAGTAGTTGGTGAATCTAAATCTAAAAAATAGGAGGACTAATTATGGCATGTAAGGGAGGCTCTAAAAAGGGCGGAAAGGGTAAACCAGGTAAGACAGGTAAATAAATATTACTAGTATGAAATGGAAAGATCTATCTCTTAAAGAGAGAAAACAGATATATGATAGTGTCAGGGTGAATAACCCTGGTGCTACATATTTTGATATCAAGCAACAATTTGATTCCATTCCTGCATATCAAGATGGTAAAGGTAAGACCATAAATAAAGCAGATTTACCACCAGAATACAGAACTGGTACTCCTGAGTACTTTGAAAGACAAAGGAAAATATCAGGTGCAGTTAATGCAGTTCAGCCAGAAGCTTATATTACTCCAGCTGGTTATATTAAAGATGCTGTTAACTTTATTGAAGACTTAGGCAAAGGAGATTATGCTGGTGCAGCAAATGATTATAGTGTGATATTAGATAATAATATTTATATGCCCGGAACTGCTAATCATGAGTTAGGACATGTGGCAGATGGTTTAGCAGGATCTAGAAAGATTCAGGATTTTGATAGTGGTAAAGAATATATTACAAACACTTATCTAAATTATTTAGCAAATTCTAACAATACATATAGTTCTGCGGAGTTAAGAAAAATGGGATTATTTGATGCTGCTGGTAGTAGGACATACTTGTTGAATCCTACAGAAGCTAAAAGTCATATGTTAACTCTAAAGAGATCATTAAAAGATTTAGGTGGTGCTGGATTTGTAGGTCATGAACTAAATAAAGAATAATCAATATGGAAAATTTATACCCAGTATACCCAATTCCTTCTTATAAAGACGGAGGTATACACATCAAGAAAAAGAATCGTGGGAAGTTTAACGCACTTAAGAAAAGAACAGGTAAAAGTACAGAAGAGTTAACGCATAGTAAAAACCCATTGACTAGAAAACGTGCAATATTTGCTCAAAATGCTGCTAAGTGGAATCATAAAGGAAGAAAGAAAAAATAACAATTACAATCTAATTATAATTAATTATGGAAAACAATAGTAACGATACACTATTTGGATTTACAGCTATAACTGATATATTCACTGAACAAGTTGGTAACAACATTCATCAAGATGATGATATTGATGATGAAGAATTAGAGAGACTGAAACAAGAGTCTGCTAAAGCTAGACCTGCTACTCCTGGATCTAAAAATAAAAAGACAGAAGAAACAGAAGAGGAAGAAGAAGAGGAAACTGAAGACATCGAAGAGGAAGAAGTAGAAGAGTCTAAAAAATCTAAAAAAGCTTCTAAGAAAAAGGATAAAGAAGAGACTGAAGAAGAGGAAACCGAAGAAGAAATTGAAGAAGAGACTGAAGAAGATGAAGTTGAATCTAAACAAGTATCTGCTTTATTTGATGCAATTGCTGAAGAATTAGAATGGGATTTTGATGAAGAAGAGGAAGAAGAAAAACCAAAGACTGTAGAAGAATTGGTTAAGTATTTTAAAGAAGTAATTGAAGAACAATCTACTCCAGAATATGCAAGTGAAGATGTTGCAAAATTAGATGAATTTGTTCGTAATGGTGGTAAACTAGAAGACTATTTCTCTATTACTCCGGACATTGATGTTGACAATGTTGATATTGAAAATGAAAATGAGCAAAAGATAGTATTGAGAGAGTTACTAGCTAGAAAAGGTTACAGTGACAAACAAATTGCTAAGAAAATCGAAAGATTTGAAGATGCTGGAGTATTAGAAGATGAGGCTAGAGATGCGGTTGAGGAACTTCAAGAGATTGTTGCAAAAGAGAAAGAAGAGCTATTAGAGCAACAAAGAATCAAAAAGGAGGAAATGGTGCAGCGCCAACAAAAGTTTTTTGATGACGTTGTCGGTGAAATAAAGTCCTTGGACAATATACGTGGTATCAAAATACCAGCTAAGGACAAGAAAGAATTATTGGCTTATATATTTAAAGCCGACGCTAGTGGAAAGACCCAGTACCAAAAAGACTATTCCAAGAGCGTAAAGAATTTAATAGAGTCAGCTTATTTTACAATGCGAGGTGACACTTTGTTAGATGCTGCCAAAAAACAGGGTACTAGCTCTGCTATTAAAAATCTGAAAAATAGTCTCAGATCAACAGGCGTTAGTAAAGGTACTAAGAGAATTAATACAAGTTCATCTAACTCTATTTTTAGTCGTGCAGTACAACTACTTTAATTAAAAATAAATTACTAACATTTATATGGATAACGGAATTTTAAATAATTTACAGATCGGTAGAGGTAAATGGTTCTCAGATCTTGTTGATGAGAATATGATTTCAAATGCAATGCTTACTAGACCGTATGAAGTAACTCGTGTTATTTCTTATGTATTCGGTTCTAAAGATGATGGTTATAGCACTTCTTTGGATGCAATTACTGGTGGTCTTGGTAATGTAATGACAATTGACCAAAGAGACTACGAATGGTCTGTAATGATCGATAGCGATAGAGCTGTGACAATTCGCTCTGCAAAATGGCAGGGAACAGAAATCACTGCTGCAAATGCTAGCACAGTTATGGCAGGTTTGGGTAACACACCTATCATGTTGTGGTTAGAGGACAAATGGTTTGGTCCTGGTGCAATTTTGGAATTTGATAATAGAGAGTATCAAGTACGTGTTTCTGGTGCTCCTTATCAAGATGGTAATGAATGGGTTTATACTTGTTTCATTGCAGATGGTCAATCTAATTCTTATATTCCTGGTGAATATTTGTTAGCTGGTCGTCAAGTATCTCGTTTAGCTTCTGCTTACGAAGAATACAGTGAAGAGGGTGATATCCTGAATTATAATACTCATTTCAAGATGAGAAACTTCTTGTTTACAACTCGCTTGGATTATGATATTACAGGTACAGCTTATTCTACAGTACTTTGGATTGCTTTAAAAGATCCTAAAACTGGTAAGACTTCTTATTTGTGGTCTGACTATCAGGAATGGAAGGCAATGCGTGAGTGGTCTAAGAGATGTGAGAGAATGATGGTTTACTCTAAGTCTAACGTAAATAAAGATGGTTCTACTTCATTGTTAGGTACGAATGGTCGTCCGGTTTACATTCCTGCAGGTTTGTTGCAACAGATTGCTCCGTCTAACAGACGTTACTATACTGAGTTGACTCCGGAGTTGTTGGAAGACTTCTTGTTTGACTTGTCTTACAATATCTTAGGTACTAACGAACGTAAATTTGTTGCTTTGACTGGTGAAATGGGCATGAAAGAATTTGACCGTGTATTGAAACAAAAAGCAGCTACAATGAACTTGATTGATACGAAGTTTATCAGTGGTTCTGGTCAGGCTTTGGTTTTAGGTGGTCAGTTTGTAACATACAAGATGACAAATGGCATCGAGTTGACATTGAAACATTTCCCGTTGTATGATGATCCTACTTATAATCGTTTGTTACATCCGGTATCTGGTAAACCACTGGAATCTTATAGAATGACATTCTTGGATCTTGGTAGACGTGATGGTCAAGCTAATATCGTTAAGGTTGTTCGTAAGGACCGTGAGATGGTTATCTGGAATACTTCAGGTTCTGTAGCTCCGGGAACTGGTTACTCTAAGAATAAATCCACAGTAAGATCTAATGCAAAGGATGGCTATTCTGTACATTTCCTCGGAGAAATGGGCATAATGCTTAGGGATCCCCGTGCATGTGGTGAGTTGTTGATGGAAATCGAGGATTAATCAGTACACCTTTTATGGAACAAATTACTAATCCTTCCGTCAAAGTGTCAAATAAAAATCTATTGACATGGAAGAAATTAGAAATTTTGATATCTATAAAGCAACAAACAAATTAAATAATAAATATTATATTGGCGTAACCACTCAAGGAGTAGGCGCTAGAATGAAAAAGCATCTTTATAAAGCTTTGAGTGGTTCACAATATAATTTTCATAAGGCGTTAGCCGAATTAGGATTAGAACAATTTACAGTAGAAGTTGTAGATTCTACAGACGATCTTGAAAAAGCAAAGGAATTAGAGAAATTTTGGATTGAGAAATTACATTCTAACAATTCCGAGTATGGGTATAATAGTGATTGTGGTGGGGATATAATGTTCCACACAGATGAAACAAAGGCTAAGATATCCGCAGTACACAAAGGTAAAGATATGTCTAAATTTTATAACCCCGTACTACAGTATTCGTTAAATGGTAAATTTATTTGCGAATACAAAAGTGTAACAGAGGCAGAAGAAAAATCTAAGATTTCAAAAGCTTCTATATTGCGAGTAATACGTAAAGATATAAAAACCTATTCCAAAGTAAATCCGTATATATGGGTTTATAAAAAAGATTATCCATCAATACCTTTAGAAATAGATCCTACAGACTGGAAACCAAAAACTAGAGTAAGAACAGTATCTGAAAACTTCCTTAAAAGAAAAGCAAACTTGAAAAGAGCTGGAAAAGAATTTGGTTCTAAAATTGCTCCGAAAGCCGTAATACAATATACTAAAGACAATGTGTTTATTGCGGAGTTTCATAGTATATCAGAAGCAGTAAAACAGACTGGAATTTGTGCAAATACAATAACTAAATACTGTAATGGTAGTAATGACGAAAAGTTGAAAGATCCTAAATTTTTAAAAAAGATAAAATATATCTGGAAATATAAAGAATAAAATACTATGGATATTATATTAAAATTCGCCCGTACAAATCCATGGGCTGGAATAGCTAAGTATAAGAATTGTAAAGATTATATCAGTACTTACTGGACAAGATCTGGTAATAGATATACTGGTTTAACCCCAGAAGATGCTAGACGTTTGGAGAAAGAAATGGGATATGAAGAAGGACATTTATCTCCACAAAGTGGATTCTGGAAAACATATGCAATCGGTTTAGGCGCAAGAGATAAAGTTTTACATACAGAAAGACCTGAAGATGAACTTGCATATTTGTTTTTAAAAGGACACAAAAGAGTAGCAAATGGTATTAACAACCTTAAGCCTACTCATGATTATGTTCTTGTAAATAAAGAAATTGAAGCTGAAGAAGCTAACAAAAGAAATAAAGCTAAACGTGAGGCATTCTCTGAATTTAATAAGATGTCAATTGAGGAAATGCGCAAATGTTTACGCTTATATGGTCACAAGACTGACAATATCAGTAATGAGCTAGTTGAAAGTAGTTTATTTGATCTTATTGAAAATAATCCTGATAAGTTCTTCTTGATTTGGGTAAACAACAAAGTAAGAGACACTCAATACATTATTGAAGCAGCTATTTCAAAGAATGTAATTCGTAAGTCTAAAAACATCTATTACTATGGTACTGACATCATTGGTAGAAGTTTAGAAGATGCTATTGCTTCATTAAATGATAAAAAGAATCAGGATATCAAAATGACTATACTTCAAGAAATCGAATCTAAGTAAAAGTAAACATGACAGTATTAGAAGCACATATAGCGTTTAAGATTGAAGCAGATAAAAATGCCGTTAATATTGGTATATCTGGTTGTCCATCTTTCTTACCTGAGGAAATTGATTATTGGTTATACACAGCGTATCTAAGTAAGATAGCTACCAAAGCTACTGGGAACAATACTCTTAGAATACCATTTGAAGGTAATGTAAAAAGAGTAGCAGACTTAGAAGGTTTAGTAAAAACTGATAAGGGATTGTCTTTACTAAGTGAATCTATAAGTAATAGACTTACTATGAATAATTTCAAATCTAGTATTACTTATGGTGATGATACTCAAGATAAGCGTATGTACTTCTTAGAAGGAATTTTACATTTTGGTAGTAATAAAATAGCTACAGTAAAACTTATTAGTCACGAACAAGCTACTAGATTCTTAGAAACTTATAACAATAAACCTTGGATTGAAGAACCTGTAGCAATACTGGAAGATAATAAGTTAATAGTATTTATAGATAGGGATCTTATGGTAGGGCCCTATACTATAGATATTACTTATCTAGCATACCCAAGAAAGATTAATAATCAAGATATTACGTCTACTCTAGATGAAATTCCAGAGTATATGCAATATGAAGTAGTTAAATTAGCTGCTGACATGGCAATTGAGAATATTGAATCTCCAAGAACTCAAACACATCCACAGTACGTAGCACAATTATCAGAGTAATATGAGTAGTAAGGAAATGCAAATGGAATTCGAAAGACGAATTCAACTTATTAGCCCAGATCTTATTATAGATGAGAAACCTAACTCTGATCTTATATTTTCAATACTAAATGAAGCTCAAGATAGGTATGTAATGATGAACTATGTTGGTGACGACCAAATGGAAACTGAAACCAATATACATACTAGAAATACAGATTCTATTAAGAGTTTATTAGTAGAAAAAGAGTTAACCGCAACAGGTACTACTCTTAATGGTTTCACAAGATACAGATTACCATATGTACCTACTGAAGAATATTTCTTATATGTACATTCTTTTAGTAAAGTAAAAGGTACATATAAACAATACAAAGATTTTGTTAGAGTAGATAATCAATTAGTTAAGTATAGGGATCTTGGTAAGTTTATTAAAACTGCATACAATACACCTATCATTAGGCAACCTGCTGTTGCATTAGTATCAGATCCTACTACTAAATATAACTATATAGAAGTAGCAGTAGATGCATATACTACATTAGGTAATGTTACATTAACTTACTATAGAAAACCATTAAGATTTAATACTACTGATGGAGCTAGTAAATGTGAACTACCAGAATCAATTCATAGTGAAATTGTAGATTTAGCAGTTAATATGTTTATTACTGAAGGTAAATATAGATTACAAGTAAAACAACCAAATAATCAACAATAATGAAGTATATTGAATTACAAGCAGCATTTGAATTAGAAATAGATCAATTAGATGACAATCTAACAAAACCTACTACTTCAGATATTGAGTATTGGTTAATGGCTGGATTAGATAAATTTATCAAAACTAGATATTCTGGTATTAATTTCAAGCAAACTGGATTTGAACAAGACCAAAAAAGAATTGATGATCTTCGTACATTAGTTACTAGAAAATCTTATCAATTTACTACATATCCAGAAGAGTATACAGTTACTCTGCCAGATGATTATATGTTTACTGTAGGAGAGACAGCTGTAATATTTAGTTACGATCATTGTTGGCCTGTGGGCCCAAGTGGTCAACCAAGAACTAAAAACACAGATGTGTTAGAAGCTACAGTAGAGAATATAGATAGACAAAGACAAAACACTTTGTCAGAATACAGATTACATGGTAGATCCGCCAGACCATTAAGATTATATGAAGGAAATGAAATTCATTTATATACAGACGGAAATTACAATATAAGAAATTATATTCTCACTTACTTGAGAACTCCTAAAAAGATTAGCCTTACTGATGCACCATTTGATGAGTACACAGATATGCCAGTTGCAACTCACAATGAGATAGTTAAGTTAGCGGTAGAGTTGTATTTGGAAAATAAGGCTAATCCAAGATATCAATCGTATATGAACGAAGTTAGTACAATGGAATGATTATACGAATAGTTTAGTTTGACGAGGAAATCTGAAACACGAAAGTAGAAGAACTAATCAAAATGTTAAGCTAGACGTCTATTTAAGTTTAACAATAAAAAACAATAATTATGTTACAACATGTGAACACAGTACTTATTGGTACTGAAGCACCTTCATCTTATACGACAGCAGATGCATTGACAGAAGGTCAAATTGCATTATTTGATCAAAATAGAGCAATTGTAAAAGATGCAACTGGTGCTAAAGCTGCTAGTTCATTGTATATCGGTGTTTGCGAAGGCAAAGAAGATGTTTACAATGAAGCAGGTACAAAATCAACTAAGTCAGTTATTCGCTTCTCAATGCCTATCATGAAAGGTTCTAAACCTCACATGGTATTTAGTAAATATGTAGCTGCAGCTGAAGATAAAATTGTAATCACAGCTACTGATGTTACTCCGGAAGTTGGTCATCGTTATGTATTACGTTTAGTGTACAATGACATCTATGAGGCACCTGGGCAATTTACTCATACTTATGAAGTAATTGCAAAGAGTACTGATGCAACTGATTTGATCACAGCTTTTAAGAATAAGATCAACAAACACAAAGAAGCTAGAGTAGTAGCAACTAGTACAGCATCTGTACTTACTTTGAATGCAAAAGAAATGCCATACAATGAAGGCATCATGTTGGATTCAAATTATTCCCAAGTTTCTGTAGAAGCATTTATGTATAAAACTATTCCTTCTGGGTTGTTGAGTAATGTAATGTATCCTATTGCTAATTTAACGATTGCTAAGACTCAAGGTACTCCTGGTAAAGGTAATCCGAAGATTGTTCGTGATCGTGAAAATGCAGCTCTTGGTTACAGAGGTATTACACATCGTGCAAATGGTATCTATCCGTACATTGCTCCTGAGTTAAAAGCCGATTTAAGTGCTACTTACGATACATTGTCTATCGAATGGGATAACAAATATCTTAGTGATGATAATCAATATATCAAAACAACTCCATTAGCTTGTGAATTGTATGTAAATGCTGGTGAACTTGATAAATCTGCATTTATGACAGCTTTAAAAGCTTTTGTAGAAGTTGCTTAATCAAAAAATATAATTCAAACCAAAAAGGGGATTGGGAGTAATATCCCTTTCCCCTTTTATTTTATATACGATTGATATGGAAATGAATGAATCATTGTATTATGCAGAAATAAAACTGCTAACTACGTATTGCCACAACTGCCTAGATAACAAAATGAAGGATAAAATAATGATGTTTCTGTTTAAGAAAACACTTTATGATAATGCTACTACTTTGAATCTTACAGATGATGCAGAACAGTATTATAATGAAATGCTGAATTTGCTTGATATGAGAACATGTAATTGTACTATTGATGACTGTAAAAATTGTAAAGATGGATATTGCGAATTATGTAAATAAAGTTGGTAAATTGGTTAATCAGTCTACAAAGTACAATGTAAAATTGGATAGAGTTTCGATTACAAATCTAGTACTATTGTTGCATTTAGATAAATTAGCTAAATGGGCAGCTAATAATTTAAATGACGAAGAATTTCCTATTACTCAGGACGACGTAGATAAAATTATAGGGTATCTTCATTGCTTAAAAAAACAAATGAATTTCTATCCAGAAAAAGATATTGATTCTGATTGTATATTAACTGAAGTAAAGGAACATATAATCCAAGAGTAATATGAATAAAAAGATATCACAATTTGAACTAACAACTAAACTGCAAGAGCAAGACCTCATTACCCTTGTACAAGATGGTAGTAATAAAAATATTACTAGTGGAAGTTTTACTACATCACTATCTGGTACGTTTGCTACTAATGAGAGAGTAGATGCTGTAGAAGAAGATGTTGAGATACTAGATACTAAAGTAAATGATAACTATAAAGATCTTAGTAATAAGATAGTAGAAGGAGATACTAGTGTAACTACTAATCTTAATAGTACTATCACTAGTTATTATGATGTATTGAATAATAAGATCATTACTTTAGATACTAAGCATGACACCGATATGTCAGAGATTGGTGGTACTATGCAAGAGTGGATAGATGATATTGACAATAGATCTACATTACAACAATTACAAGATGCACTTAGTAGACTTACTGTAGCTGAGAATACTATCACTGCTTTAGCAGAAGTAATTGCAAATGGTGGAGGTAGTGGTTCTACCCCAGGCTATCACACCCAAAGTACTGCTACAATATTTCCTTTGTCTGGTTATTATAAAGCGAATGATGCATCTCCATTGGCTACATCTGATACATTAAATCAAGCATTGTCTAAACTTGAAAATCAAGTAGAAGCAGTGGCTAGTAGTTCTGGTTCTTTACCTGTAATTAAATCAACAGAAACAACACAACCTTCCGATGGTACATTGTATACTTCTTTAAAAACTGAAAAGACCTTTTTAAATAAATATGGGGATACTGCAGAAGGTAGAATAGACTTTAAAAATGGTTTACAGGGTGGAACAATATTTAGATCTGGTTGGGATGGACAAGGCGCTAGTTTGTATCCTTTTGGAACTAAATGGAATTTAGAGCTTGATAATTTATTTGTAAGAGGTAACATGACAGTTAATGAACTTACAGTAAATGAGATAAAGGCTGTCGGAGGAGATTTGTTAGTTACTTTAGGAGACATGAAATGTACTAAAGTAGAAACACTTGCTGATGGATATAAATGCTATTTTGATACAGAAGATGGAACTAAGTACAATGAATTTGTAGTTAACGATATGGCAATATGCCAACAATTTGATGGTAAAAATGTTAAAAGATATTGGCGTAAAGTTAATGAAGTTGGAAGAGATTATATTGTATTATCAAAGGATGTATGTGAACCAAATAGCTCAGAGCCAGGAGAAGGAGATACTATACTTCAGTTAGGGCACATGTATGAAGCTGATCCAGATTATAACTTACAAATGGATGAGCGTCGTAATGCGATCTATATTAGTGCTAAAGGTATGAATGCTCCTAGATTGACATTCTACAAAGGTATTGACGAGTTTACTCTGGCAGATGATCCTGTAGCTGGTGTAGTAAGGGAAAGAGTTGTAATTGGTGGAGAACAAACTAAATTTGTAGGTACAATTTATCAAACTTCTAATACAGGAATCGTTAGAGTACCTGTATATAAAGGCCTTTGGGTTTCTGGTAATACTTACTATTATTACGATCAAGTAAGTCATAATGGTAGTTTATGGATTTGCATGAAACCAGATGGCACTACAGCAGAACCAAAAGATGAAGAAGATGATTGGCAGAAACAAGTATCAAAAGGTGAAGCAGGTACTCCAAGTGATGATGTTGCTAAATGGGTAGAAATTACTGGTGACAGACTATTCTTATATGAAACACCTGACGATAGTGGAACACCAACTCCATCTACTATAAGTCTCATGGCAAATGTGCATGGTATGACTAATCCATCTTTTAAATGGACAAGATTAGATACCGGAGTAACTATGGGAACTTATAGTTCATTAGAGGTATTTTACACTTCATTAAATAAGGGTCAAAGGACATTATCATTAAGATGTACAGTAACTAATTCAGATGGTGGTGAGTATTATGATGATGTACAGCTTGCGAAATTGTTTAATGGCGCTGAAGGGGCAGATGCTTATTATGTAGACTTAAGTAATGGTACCGCCGTGATTCCTTATGACGAATCTGGTAATCCAAAAATAGTAATAAGTGAGATATATACAGATGTTATGGCATATCATGGTATAAATGCAATAAGTATCAAAAATATGACAATTAAGTCTGTAAAAGGAACTGCTACAGCTCATGTCGATTTAGCATCTAATAGGGTGTATTTAGATACTTTAAACTCTACCACTGCAGAAATAACCATTGGTGTTACTTTGGAAGATGGATACGCTATCGATAAAGTATGGTATATAGGTACTACAAAAGATGGTGAAAATGGGTTCAATGGTGAAGATGCTATGTATATGACAATGACTGGCGAACAATATTTTCATTACAAGAGTGGTGAAACTGTACCAAATCCAACTTATATAGATATTTCAACATCTACTACAAATGTTAATGGTGCAACTTATAAGTGGTATTATAGTGAGGCTGGTAAATACAGTTGGAATTTAATTCAGAACGAAGTAGGTCCAACATTACGAGTACAATATAACTCTGCATGGATGAACATTGCTGATGAAGTCACTTTCAAGTGTGTAGTTACAGATTCAGTTGGTAACGAATTTTATGATTTCATAACTATTAACAAAGTAAGAGATGGAGAAAATGTTTATCGTGGTTCGTTACAAAATGAAAACTGTTCTATTGTAACTGATGAGAACGGTAACTTCACTGCTGATGCCGCTAGAGTAGCAACTACAACTAGTAGATTAAGATATGGTAATGAGGAAGTAACCAATTATACATTGCAAGGTTATGGAACCCCTTACTATGGAACAGGTCCATCTTTAAATTATAATAGTAGTACAAAAGAATTAAGCTATCCTACAGATAAACTTTCTGCGTTTACTTCAGATGCTTTAGTATATAAAATAGATTTTTATACAACTGTAAAAGGATCAAATACAAAAGTAGACACAGTAGATTTTGTAATATCCAAGAGTAAACAGGGAATTACTGGTCAAAATGGTAAACAAGAAGTTACTATTTATATCTGTAGTAATAGTACACCTTCTAGGCCAACGTTTACCACATTACCTACTGCAACAGGCGCATACAACTGGTCATTAGATGCACATTATCTAAGTAGCTATACTACTTGGTCAAGTAAAGGTACTTATAATCCAAATACTAATTCTATAGATCTAATACCAAATACATCTTATAGATGGACAGAACCAGTTAAATTTTCCGGTAAAGACGGAGCTAATGGAGCTGATGGAGCTGATGGTAATGATGGGCATTCTCCGTACATTTTGAATGGATATTGGTATTATTATGATTCCTCTCTTGGCTGGGTACAAGGTAGACCTGCGCAAGGTGAAACAGGTCCAGCAGGACCAGCATTAACATTCAGAGGAGAGTTTAGCAGTAGTAAAACTTATTACTGGAATGAAGATAGAAGAGATGTTGTTAAATATAATGGTCAATACTACATTGTAAAAAGTAAAGGTTCTACTAATAAAATTAGCGGATTTAAGGTAATGTCTTCTTTTGAAATGGTTGCAACAGATTTATTATTAGCACAAACTGCTACTATAGCAGGTTGGAATTTTGACCCAACTGGTGTTATATATTCTGCTAATAAATGCGTTGTATTAGATCCTGGTAATGACGCAGATTCTGCTGCACAAGTGATAGCTATTGGGGATAATGATCTACTAGCAAGTATTACTACTGTTAATGGGCAAACTCGTTATAATAAAGGTAAAATAAATATGTTCAAAGGAGGTATCATTACCTTAGGTCCAATGGATAGTAATGGTAGAGCTACTGCAGGTATTTCAGGTTATGGAGATTCTAGTGGCGAAGTACGAATATGGGCCGGTAAACCATTTGATGATGGTACCTCACAAGGAAGTAGATTCTGGGCTCCTTTTAGAGTTTATCAAGATGGTTCAATGGTAGCAAATAATGCCACTATAACAGGTACTCTATCTTGTAAAAAAATTACAGTAGATGAAGCTTATCGTGGTTCTTGGTTTGGCCCTGGCGTTGTTTGTATTTGCTATTATAGTGGTACTAATTCATCAATACAAAACGTGTATACAGTTGGTGGAAAAAAAGTATCCAGTATTTCAAATGTAAACGAGGGTACTATACGAGTAAACCATAACATTGGAAATACTAATTATATAGCATATGCTATAGGCAGTAAAAGATCTACTGCTGGTGCTTTTGTTGGTTCTACAGGAGTAACTAGTAGATCTTCAAATTCTTGCGATATTGTATTTATAGACACAGATAATAAAAGTCATAGACCCGGGTTGAAAGGAAATGATGCAGTAGATATTATATTTTTAGCTTATCAATAAAACACTTATTATGGAAAACGAACAATATTATGTATTTTTTGCAGGAGGAATGACAATAGGTACAAAAGAATGGTATGAGAGTATTCTTCCTGAAAATATTGCAACTAGTTATGATGATATCCTAGAAGGTAAAATGATGCCAGCATCATTAGAACAAATTGAATTCTATAATTCTCATAAAGATTATGATTTATATCATCTTTTTTACATGCTTCCTCTTACTCAGGAAGAAATAGAAGATATAAAAATTAATAAAAATATCGAGATAGAGAAAAATAGAGAAAAGGATTATAAAAGTGTTGCAGACCCTCTTTATATGGGGTATGTAAAAAATACAGCATTAGGTAATGATGAGAAAGCTACTGAGTACTATAACAAGTGGTTAGAAGCAATACAAACAATAAAAGAGGAAAATCCATATATAGTTTAATATGATTAAGAATAATGTATATTATGAATGGTTCGCAAGTATAACCGTACCCAATCCAGATCAGGTTGGGTACTGGGTTGACTTGGGAGCAGATTCAAAAGGTAGAATAATTAAAGTTTACAATCGTGATATAGAAAAATGGGTTGTACTCTTTGATGTAAGTAAAGATGACTATGTACCACCATTTATTGGTTCTAATGGCAACTGGTGGGTAGACAATAGAGATACTGGAGTAAAAGCTACTGCAGAGACTCCATATATAGGTGAGAATGATCATTGGTTTACTTATGATCCTATCAACAAAGTATATGTAGATACAGGTATAGAAGCTCGTGGTCTTAGTGCTTATGATATTGCAGTTAAATTAGGTTTCGAAGGTAGTGAACAAGATTGGATTGATAGCTTAAGTAAAGCATCTGAAGATGCAGCTATTGCTGCACTAGAAGCAGCTAACAAAGCAAATGAAGCTGCAGATAAAGCTAACCAAGCTGTAGAAGAAATTGAAGGTATAGTTGACGATGCAATAGCTGCTACTGATAAAGCTGAAGAGATTGCTAGTAATCCACCAAAGATCGTAGATGGTGATTGGTGGATCTATGACTATGATACTAAACAATATGTTAATACTGGTATAGCTGCTATTGGTGATGCTTTCACTTACAAGAAGGAATATCCTTCAATAGAAGCAATGGAAGCCGATTGGGGTACTGCTGATGTAAAGTTAGGTGAATATGTACTTATTAATACTAATGATGTAGAAGACCCTGATGACGCTAAAGTTTACTTAAAGACTCAGAATGGTTGGAAGTTTATTGTTGACTTATCTGGTATGCAAGGTATTCAAGGTTGGTCAGCATATGAAGTTGCAGTACAACATGGTTTTGTAGGTACTGAAGCAGAATGGGTTCAATCATTAAAACAACCTGCATTAGATGCAGCAGCAGAAGCCTTAGATGCTAAAGCACAAGTAGAAGCTACTGAAAAAGCTGTTAAAGAAGCAGAAGCATTACGTGTTACTGCAGAACAAGGTAGAGTTAATGCTGAGAATACCAGAGTAAGCAATGAAAATACACGTATCTCCAATGAAGATAGTAGGAAAGCAGAAGAGACTAAAAGGGTAACTGCTGAGAATGAGCGTATTGCTGCAGAGAACTCTAGAAAGTCTGAGGAGAAGATTCGTAAGACTAATGAAGCTAATCGTGTATCTGCTGAAAGTTCTAGAGCTAGTGCAGAGACATTAAGAGCTTCTGCTGAAACTGAACGTAACACAAATGAGCAGAAAAGGATTGAGGAAGAAACAAAAAGAATCAGTTCTGAAGAAGGAAGAGTTGCAGCTGAAACAGAACGTGTAGATAATGAAGATGCTAGAATAGCAGCTGAAACTGCTCGTGATACAGCAGAACAGGAAAGGATAGCAAATGAAGCCACTAGACAGGCAAATGAAGCGATTAGAGAGACTCAAGAGGCTGCAAGGGAAAAGAATACAGCTGATGCTATAACTGCCGTAAATGAGGCTAAAACAGCTGCACAACGGGCTACTACAAATGCTACTACTGCTGCTAACAATGCCAACACTCAAGCAGCAAGGGCCAAAGAATATGCAGACAATCCTCCCAAAGTAGGAGATGATGGTTATTGGTATCTTTGGGATGAAGTCAATGATGTGTATGTAAACACAGGTTGGCCATCTTCAGGTATTCTCTTGAAAGGTAGTCTTAATAGTCCAGAAGATTTAAATGACATTGTAGACCCACAGCTTAGTGATTCTTATATTGTTGGTACAGACTTATACTTTTGGAATGGTACAGAATGGGTTAACATGGGTAGATTCCAAGGGCCTCAAGGAGAACCCGGTAAAGATGCTGAACTTAGTAAAGCAGCTATTGAAGCTGTATTAGTAGGTGAAGTAACTACTCATACTCATGATACTAGGTACTATACTAAGGATCAAACTGATGCTAACATAAAGGTAGTAGCAGATGATCTTGCTAACAACTACTATAATAAATCCCAAGTAGATAGTAAATTTACTTCTGTATATATTTTCAAAGGATCTGTAGATACGATTGAAGATTTGCCTACTGAAGGTAATGTTATTGGTGATGTGTGGAATGTTCGTAAGAATGATACTAACTATGCATGGACAAGTGAAGGTTGGGATGCATTAGGTGGTACTGCTGAATTAGTATCATTGACAGCTAATGGTTTGATGTCCAAGGAAGACTTTGCAAAGTTACAAGGTATTGAAGCAGGTGCACAAGTCAATAAGATTGAATCTATTACTAAGAGAGTAGAACTTAATGTTGTTAACAAGAATGTAACTATACCAGAGGATATTAAGATCTCAGATACTGAACCTACTGAGGAAGAGATCATGTGGTTAGATCCCAGTGAAAACTATGATTTTACATTTGATAGTTATAGTCAAGCACAAGCCGATGAGTTGTTTGTAAAGAAGGAAGCAGGTAAAGGTTTATCTACTAAAGATTATACAGCTGAAGATAAAAAGAAAGTAACTAACTTAGGTAGTTATGTGTCTAATGCTACAGGTGCTACTGCTAATGCTAATGCTGTTGCTATTACTCTGGAAAAGAAAAATCCTACAACAGGTACAGCAGATAGTAGTGCAATAACTATTGATAAAGCTACTACTAGTAAAGCTGGTGTAATGTCTGCTGCTGATAAGACTAAACTTGATGGGTTGAGTAATTACGATGATTCTACAATTACTCAGGATATTACTAATATAAAAGCAAATAAACTTGAGACAATTGAAGTAACCGGTACAGGTAATGTAATTACTGCTGCTACAAAGAATGGTACTAAAATTGCATTTGCTAAAGGTATTACTGCAATGACTCAAAATACTAGCGATGCTAGATATGTTAAGAAGTCCGGGGACGTTATGAATGGTAATTTAAAATTACAAGGAGCGCAGCTTGCACAGGTTCATAGTGTTTCTTCGGGTGGGTCGGCATCGGCTTTGAGGTTTTATGATGTAAATGAGGAGGTTACATATTCATTTGGTTCTATGATTACAAATAATGGATCTGAATATACACGTACTCATGCATATATTGGTTGGGGAACTTCTCCTTGGGAAATTGCTAATAATTTAGCAGTAGGAGAAAATAAGTTTCTTTACAAAGGTAATAAAGTGTGGCATGCTGGTAATGATGGTTCAGGTAGCGGGTCAGATGCTGATTTGTTAGATGGATACCATGCCGGATATAAAAATGGTGATCTTGCATTATATATTAATTTTCCAAAAACAACTGATTTAATAAGTCAGGGTTTATTAAGATCAGATTATGAGACAGTTGGCTATCCGACAGAGGATTTTTTGATTGCATTATGTAAATGGGCAATAAACAATTATACGGATGAAACTTCCCATGTATTGCTACAAGGAGAGATTACTCCTGCTGTCTCGGGGTGGTGTGTTTTGAATCTTTATGCTAATGATGGAAAAGATAACACAACAGGATTACCAAAATATTGTTCAGGTCAAGTAAATTTAATTAATAAAAGCTCCATATTATTCGGTTCTTATAATGGAACCTGGTATTATAAAACATTAGTAGATACTTCTAATCTAGAAGATACTCTAGCATACTGGTATGAAAATGATGAAAACAATTCATCCACAACATGTGCAACAGGTGGTAATAGAAATGTAATTGAATCATTAAGAAGTAAGTTCAAGAGATGTATTGCTACACCATATGGAGATGATGCTGCATTAATTAGTTATTGTAATGAAGAAAATAGTGCTAATTGGCCCGATGATTCTGGTATTGATATTGTATTTGCTAGAAAAGAAAATAGAATGGTACATTTCCCAAAATACTATCACAAGACTGTTGAAAGATCACCTGGTATTTGGAGAACTTATATATCTGAACAACAAATTGATAGTGACTATATTGAAGAACCTGAAATGTTGTTAGGTACTTTTGAGGCTTATACTAATACTGATGGAACTTTATTGTCTGCAGGGGGTGTAACGTCTACTGCTTCACAAACAATGGCTACATTTATATCTCAAGCTAAGTCAAACGGCCCTTTATGGGGTATTGGAGATTATAGATCTCACGCTACTATAGCTAGAATGTTTTGTGCTTACTATAAGACCACTAACATTAGTACTTCTAATTCAGCAATACCTTGTTCTGGTGGAACCAAAAGATATAATTATGGAATTACTGGAGCAACTATTACATTGGGTAATAGAGATGGTAAAAAGGCTACTACAAGTGATACATCATACTATTCAACTAACTTCTTAGGACTTGAAGACTGCTATTACAGTAAGTGGGAGTTTGTACAAGGAATAAACATTTTAAAAGGTAAATACGTTGTATATGACGGAGGTTCATTCCCAGATAAGGATGTAGCAGAGCTTGAAGCAGCAGGTGCTACTAATATCAGAGTTGTAGGATATGAACCTAATCCAGCTGCAACTGCTGGATATAGTGGATGGACTAAAGCCGTAGCTCAAGGTAAATATGGTGATGTAGTTCCTACAGCACATGGTGGATCTGAAACCACTTGCTATTCCGACTATAGTTGGTTTAATCCAACAGGAAATAGAATCTTTCTACGGTCGGGTGCTTCGAGTGATGGTTCTCGATGCGGGGTCTTCGTGGCTAATGCTAGTCGTGCGTCCTCGGGTTCGTGGACGGATGTCGGTGCAAGATTAGCCTTTTATGGTAAGATCGTTGTAGTTGATTCAGATACATTTAAGAAAACGCAGGCATAGTCCTGAGTAATATAGATAATTAAATATTAATAACAAGGGCGGGATCTAAAAGAATTACTATGAGATGACTTTATAGTAAGACTGCTGTCACATTATTTCATACTTGAAAAAACAGTCAGGTAATTCAGATAATGGTTCTCAATGCAGAGTCTTCATAGCTAATGCTAATAATGCATCCTCGAATTCATAGACGAATATCAGTGAAATTTTGGAACTAACAGATACTTTCAGATAACTACAAAAATGTTTGTTGAACTTAGATCAGCCTTACCTCTAGGTAAAAGATAACAGGTGCTTTGAAGAGACCCTAGTAGTATTGTGCGAACGGGTCTTACCACCAAAATAGCTTATGAAAAGAATAGGCAATTTATTTAACAGGATAATATCATATGAAAATCTGGTCCGGGCTGAAAAGAAGGCTAGGCTAGGTAAAACTAAAAGATACGGCGTTAAGAAATTTGACAGGAACCCATATGAAAATCTGGTCCGGTTACAAAAGGCATTAATTGAAGATACTTATCGTACTTCGGAATACTGCGTATATACAATCATCGCCGATCGTGGTAACAAAGAAAGAGAAATATATAGGCTACCGTATTATCCAGACAGAATAGTCCATCATGCTATAATGAATGTTATAGAACCTTACCTTGTTAGTAGATTTACTGCAGATACCTTCAACTGTTTAAAAGGAAGAGGTATTCATTATGGAGTAAAGAGATTGAAAAGAGATTTAAAAGCTGATAAAGAAGGCACAAAATATTGTTTAAAATTAGATATTAAAAAGTTCTTTCCTTCTGTAGATCAAGATGTGTTATATTCACAATTTGAAAAGGTATTTAAGGATAAGAAACTATTAAGATTATTACATCATGTAGTTTATTCTACACCAAAAGGTTTACCGATTGGAAATTACATATCTCAATTTGCAGCAAATTTGAATTTGACTTGGTTCGATAGGTGGATTAAACAAGTATTAAAAATAAAATATTATTACAGGTGTTGTGATGATATTGTTATATTACACCCAGATAAAGATTACTTAAGATATTGCTTACAAGAGATTGAAAAATATCTAGCTGATAACTTGAAATTAAAAGTAAAACGTAATTGGCAGATATTTCCTGTAGAAGCAAGGGGTATAGATTTTATTGGTTATGTATTTTACCATGATCATACTTTACTCAGGAAAGATATCAAAAAGAAGTTTATTCATAAATTAAGTTATAAAAGTAAGAATAAGAGGTTAACATCACTAGCAGCTTATTGGGGATGGTGTAAATATGGAAACTGTCATAATTTATGGTATCGCTTTACGAGATCTTATAATTTTAAAGATTATAGACAAAAATTATTAAGTAGTTATGGAATTAAAGAAAGTACAAGGTGATCATATACCTGAAGTAATAGAATACCTAGGAATGAATGAATGGGCAGTTAGATGGGATATTGAAGAAATTAATTCTGAAGATATACATGGTTATGCTTATTATGAATTAAAATTCAATGAAGAACCAACTTATGATTCTTTCGTAAGTAAGGTTATCAGAACTAGATATAGTGCAGATGAGGAAGCAGCATTAAAATCTAATATGGTTGAACAATTGCTTAGTGGCAGTCAACCTATTACCAGATATGATGAATGGCAATCTTTTCAAACACTTAGAACAGAAGCTAAAACAATTGGCAAACAAATATTTAATATTTAATTATGGTAATTAAAGTAAAATATAATGGGGAATGGGTTAAAATACCATACTTAAGTAGTGATCATGGTCGGGAACTAGTAGAAGAAGCACCTAAAGATGGTTCACAGTATGCTAGACAAAATGGTGTATGGTCTGTAGTAAATATACCAGAAGTTGACTTTACTGAGGTATATAATGCTATTGATACTAAAGTTGATAAAGTAGAAGGTAAGAGTTTAAGTACTAATGATTATGTTACTGCAGATAAAACTAAAGTTACAAACATCAATGAGGTAATTGAAGCTGCTGCTAAGAATATTACAGCAACAGGTATCTCTATTACTCTGGGTAAAAGGAACTTAGTAACCAATGTAGTAGAAAATATAGAATTGAATCTTCCTGCATCTACTACAGCTTTAGCTGGTTTGATGTTGCCTTCAGATAAGACAAAATTGAATGGTATTGCTGCTGGTGCTGAAGTAAATGTTAATGCCGATTGGAATGCTACAAAAGGAGATGCATTGATATTGAATAAACCAATATTGGCTACTGTAGCTACATCTGGTAGTTACAACGATCTTACTGGTAAACCTACCGTAGACGTTAACAAAAAATATGTAGATGATAAATTAGCTACTAAAGCTGATTTAGCGGATTGTACAGTGTTTGACATCTTCATGAAAGTGGCAAACGGCGATACTCCATCTATATCTCAAGAAGACTATAATACATTACTAGAGAAGGTTCCAAACGGTTTTGTTAATACACTCCCAATTAGAGATAATGGTGAGTATATATCAAGTCTTTTTGGCGGATATAACACCAATGGTGATAATTCTATTTGGTTTTATGCGCAACAAACTATGGGGGTTAATCATTGTTCTATGCAAATGTGGATACGTCAGAATTTAGATGTGGAAACTCAGGTTAATAATGATTATTTAATTCCGGTAACTGATGGAATTTCTATACAGGCAAGTGTTACAGATGATTCTACTGATCCTAATGTTAAGGAAGTAATAATACATACTACAGGTGACGGATCAAAAGCTTTAATGAATGATGGCAAGTATCATAAGCTTCCCGTGTACGGGAGGAACCTGTTGCTGGGATCGGGGAAGGAAGTGAGTAATGCCGAGTATGAGATGGCTAATTACTGGCTAACTGAACAGATATCTAAAGGAACACAAGTAACATTGACTATTTTTGGAGAGTTGGGTGATGATAAGGAAATGTTCACTATATATAACTCTACTGGTGCAGTAGGTTCTATGGCTCAGTTCAGTAAGACTGACTTTGTAAATGGGAAGGCCAGTAAGACTTTTAAATGGATTACTAATATCGGAGATGCAGTAGCTGATAATACACATATGGTTGTATTTAGTTCTCCTAAAACTGGCACATCAACTTCCACCATCCATAAGATTAAACTTGAATATGGTGACATTTCGACCGAGTGGTCTCCAGCTTGGGAAGATATACCAGATCTAGAAGAAAGATATGCATACGGTGTTGAATGGGATACTGCATCATCTAGTCCTGATGGGGTTAGAGTAGGTAATATGCAATTGCATAGAGAACTACCTATCCAGAGTAAGATAAGGGGAGTAATACTGGATAATAAAGGTGGGATAAAAAGTTATCTAAATAATTCAAATTGGAGTAATATAAATACAGAATATTTAACAGAGTCTGTAATGACTGAAATACCTGAACATTGGTATAAATTATATCAATACGGAACTAAATTTAGAATGATGCTATCCGCTATTCCATTACCAGGATATAGCCATATAAATCAATTTTATATAAGTTCATTTGAGTCTGGAATAGATAGAAGCTCCTCTACTTTGATTTCTTCTTATGGTGTTGGAAGTACAAATGTAAATAAAAGAGGTGGTGATAACACCGCTGAATGGGATAGCACCTACCGTTCCTTGCTAGGTTGTCCCGTTACCAACCTTACCAGAGACCAATTCCGACAAGCTGCAAGAAAACGTGGAAGTGGTTGGGAGATGTACACCTATGGAGCACATAAAACCTTATTCTGGTTATTTGCAGTAGAATATGCTACATTAAATAGTCAAAAACCATTTAATGCTCAAAAAGATGCTAATGGATTCTCACAGGGTGGGTTAGGAAACGGTCCAACACAAATGACAGATTGGACAAATTTCAATAATAATAATCCACTTATTCAATGTGGTTATACTAACGAATTTGGTAATGGATCTGGAGAGAAGGCATATGTGGTGAAAAATGCTTCCGATGGTACTCATGCTACATTGATGGCTAACAGGTATCGTGGTATAGAGAATCCGTTCGGTCATATCTGGAAACACACTGACGGGGCCAATATACAGGTTACCACAGGCGATTCAGGATTATCTATACTATGGACTACCAGTGACCCATCGAACTTCAGCGATACCTCTTACACGGGTTATGACAAGAAGGGTAATGTCTGTCGTATAAATGGTCACGTCAAAAAGATGTTGCTTGGGGAAGATGGCGATATAATAGCCACGGAGGTCGGCGGTAGCACCTCTACCTACTGGTGTGACAACTACTACACCAACACATCAGTTAGCCGCATGCAATTGGTAGTAGTTGGTGGTCGCTCGGATGATGGGTTGAATGCTGGCCTAGTTGACGTGGGTACGACTAATTCGTCTGGTATTGCTAATAACATCGGGTCTCGCCTTTGCTTTTTCCCAAAATATAAATCAACTGAAATAACTACAGAATAATATGAATAGAACATATAGTGATAAAATACCCAGTACAATAGAAAAAGATAATGGTGGATATTATCTATATAGATGGGATATACAAGAAGAACAAAGAGATGAGTATATTGGTTATTCCTATTATGAAGTAACTGTATGGCCCACATTAACTGCTAATAAGATATTAGAAACATGTATTAATGAATTATGGGGTACAGATGTTGAAGCAAAGAAACTGAATGACTATAATGCTGCATTACTAGGGATATTAGATGAAAGTTATATAGATATTTACAAAGATTTCTTACAAAAGAGAAAAGAATTGAAGGAACAAGTAGATTCAGATTTCATTGCTTATGAACAAATGCAAGATGATCAAATAGTGAACAAATAACCGCTATTACTTAGGGTAGTGTCAATTTATAAATAAAGAACTTTTAAACCTTATTGACGTTTACTAAATAAACTGTCAAAAGATATCAGAACGCTAGCTAATTTTGTATTGGTTAGCGTTTTGTTTTTCAATCACATCCTCTCAAATTATTGTAATGTTACAAAGACTAAATAATATTATATTAACGGCTCAAAGTGTAGCTACAGTGAATTACTTTAAAGAATTAGTTAATGACGGACCGATTAAATTTGTTGTCTGTTTACTGTCTGGTACAATGGGTTGGTTATCTACATTCTTTGCTCCAATATGGACAGTAATAGTTGTAGTGTGTGTATTTATACTTATAGATGCAATTCTTGGCACCAAAGTATCAATTACTCGTGGTGGTAAGTTTGAATCTAGAAGATTATGGTCTACTTTAAAGAAATTCGGAAACTGTGCAATGATAATTTCTTGTTGTCATCTTATGGACACAGAAATAGTAAAGTCAATTGACATGCATTTAGTAGAAGCATTTTCTGGTATTGTTTGTGGAGTTGAGTTATGGTCAATGATCGAAAATTTACAAGCAATTGATCCCACTGGACCGTGGAAGATCTTCAGTAAATTCATACGAAGCAAAGGAGAAAAGTATTTGGATATTACAATAGAAAAAGATGATTTACCAAAGATAAAGAAACTTGTAAAAAAGATAAAATGATATTTTCCAAAGTAAAATTAGCAATTGCTGTTATTTTTAGTTTACTATTGTTTAATAATGTCAGACTTGCTAAGAAAGTAAATGACTTAGATAAACAAGTAGGGGTTGCAATGAATAATGCTCAAGTATGGGAAGATATTGCAAATCAAAATAAAAATGAAGCAAGGTTGTTGGAATTGACAGTAAATGATTTTAAAAATTCTAATGATAGTCTAATAAAGGTCGCCAGAGATCAACAAAAGAAGCTAAATATCAAAGATAAGCAACTACGTCAAGTAGCATCTACTGAGACCGTAATTAGAGATACCACAGTAAGAATAATCCCTTCGAAAGAAAAGGATTTCTGTGTAGAGCTAAAACCAAATCAATTGACAACCATCACGGTGGCTAGAAAAGATAGCGTGTTCACACATACTATGGAAATACTAAATCATCAAGATTTATTTGTATATGAAGATAAAGTCTATAGAAGACGTTATAAGAATTGGTTTCAAAGATTAATTCACTTCGATTTTAAAAAAGATAAAATAAGTAAATATCAAATTATAAACTCTAACGATCTAATTCAAGTATTAGATACTAGAGTAATACACATATCAGAATAATTGCAATACATTTAGTAAATGCTTCAAGTGCACCAATTACTGGTTCACAAGTTAGTGCTGGGAACAGATACATTGCATATTTTAACAAATGTGACAATGTAATACAGTTAATGAGTTATACTCCTGCTGCTCCTACACCAGCTGCTTAATATATTAATCAAGATATATGGGCAGCTATGAGAGTTGCCCATATTCTTTAAACTTATAAAGATATGACATTCTCTCAGTTAACGTCGGGTACCAGAATACACGTACTCGAGATAACAGGTACTTTTAAAAAGAACACAACGTACAGTTTAGGAACGGTAGTCAGTGTATCAAAACCCTATGACGAACCAGTGCCACCGACACAATTTCCGATGCCTATGCAAAATAGACGTAAGCTCGTGGATCTAGTGATTTCGTGTGATGGTGAACAAAGAAAACTGTCAGTATCTGAAGATAAAACAATGATGACCGATTCATCCATCGGTCTTACTATAGCCACAGAAAAATCACAAATTGTTAACATGGTTAGACAGTCTCTTGATGATTGTAGAATTAAGAAAGAGAGCCTGAGTAAGATTGATGAGGAGATGAGGAGATGTGAAGACATCTTAAAAATACTTAATGTAAATTCGGACATAACAACCAATGTGACAAAAGATTTCAAAGAACTTGATGACTTAAAAGCTGAAGTGAAAGAGCTTAAACAACTTTTACAAAACGTATCTGCTGTTCGTCCGGAAGTAATAAAAAATACTCCACCTAATTCTACTGAAGACAAAAAAGTAGAACCAGAAGGAGAAATAAAAAAAGAAATCTAAAACACAAAGGTTGGCTATTTAGTCAACCTTTTTTTATTTTAAACAATATGAGCACATTATACAATAACAAATACGATATCCTAGCTAGTACAATTCAACCCAACCCTGCTTCTGTTAAATATTGGGCAGATTTATCATCTAATGCAAATGGTGGAGATTTGAAATATTTTGACGGTACCAAGTGGGTTTTGGTAAATAACAAAGCTACTGAAGACATTAGTACTTTAAAACAAGATGTGGAAACTCTTAAAGAATCCAAAGTAGACAAAGTGGAAGGTAAGCAATTATCTACTGAAGATTATACAACAGCTGAAAAATCTAAACTTGCAGGTCTATCTAATTACAACGATAATGAAGTAAGAGAATTGATTTCAGCTTTAAATCTTAGATTGACTACTCTAGAAGGTGATTATGAAGCTTTGGAAGCAAGAGTTGCTGCATTAGAAACGCCAGCTGCATAAAATGGAATTAAAATTAAATAGAATCTTTCTAGGTAGTTCTGCAACCATTGGAGAATTGTATGTTGATGGGGAACACATAGCAGACACTCTTGAAGATAGAGTGAGACCAGAAGGAGAAAAAGTTTATGGTAAAACTGCAATATCCGAAGGTACTTATGAAGTTAAATTAACTTATTCACCAAGATTCAAGAAAATATTACCAGAAATACTTAACGTACCTAATTTTAGTGGGATTAGAATTCATACTGGTAATAGTTCTAAAGATACAGAAGGGTGTATACTTGTAGGTACTTGGGATGGTGAAAAAGAAGATTGGATAAGTGACTCTAGAATAGCATTTGAAAAACTTATGTCTTTACTTCAGAAAGCTGAGGATAAAAAAGAATCCATAACAATAACAATTAATAATTCGTGGAAATGACATTTAATTCACTAAACGCAATTATAGACGACATTTATAACATCTTAAGAGATAATAATGTATCAGAAAGTGAAAATCTAAGTCGTATACAAGTAGAGCAATGGATTCATCAATACAGAGCATACTTGATCAAACAAGATCTAGATAAAGGCAGAGACATAAATGAATCGTATGTTCAAACAATAGGACCATTACATATTTCTAAAGTACGTAATTGCCCTACAGATGGATACAATTATAAATCTGATGAAGAACTACCAAAGTTTATAGATTTACATTTTGGATCTGGATTGATTTGTGTAAAAGACTTAGATGGTAATTTGATTCAAGTTGGAACTGAAACCAAAGCAAAGTATCAAATTAATAGAAAATATACATGCAATGATTATATTGCATATCTTAAAGGAAATCATTTGTACATAATGGGACCAGAACATCTAGAGTATGTTAGAATAGATGGTATACTAGAGGACCCAACATCAATTGGTGAATGTTTTGATAGGGATGATACACCATATCCTGTTCCTGCAAACATGATACCCACAATTAAAGATATGATCTTTACTAAAGAATTAAACTTGATGTTGCAAATGCCAAATGATACTACTAACAATAGTACAAATGATGTAAAAGTTCAATAATGGAGACAAAAGCTTATACAGGACACAATTTTTATGATTCATACTTAGAATATGTAGAAGATAATCCACTATATCAAGTTGAATACAGAGTGTTTAGAGATATAATAAATGATTACTTTAAATACCTTAGAGATGAATTAATAGAAAATGGAAAAGAGGTTAAATTACCATGTAGAATGGGGACCATTCAAATAGTAAAACACAAACCCAAAGAGTATACTGGAAAGAGTCTTCGAATTGATTATGCTGAGAGCAAGAAAGCCGGTAAAGTTATTTATCATTTAAATGAACATTCTAACTTCTATAAATATAGAATATATTGGAATAAACAGAATATGATAACACCAAATAAAACCAAATATCAATTGGTGATGACGAGGGATAATAAAAGGCATCTTGCTCAGATTATCAAAAATCATATTAGAGATTATAGAGAATTATGATTACAAAATTAACTTCAATTAAAACGGTAATTGCTAAGATAATTGCTGATCTAGATTTGAAAGAAAACGACATCCGTATATCAGATGTACGAAGTTGGTGTGGAGAAGCGATTGAAAAAATTGGCGCTGTTACACAGTTTATTCCAAAAGTATCTGGTCAAGATGGTACTCCAATTACAAAACTGTGTGGACATCAAGCATCGTTACCATGTGATCTTCATCAATTACATCAAGTTGCATATTCTTTCAATTGTGATGGACCTTGGTTTCCTATGAGGAAAGCTACAGGTTCATTTGCTGTTTGGGGACATGACAAATGTTGTTGCAATTGTGGTTGTTATGATGAACTTGGCCACAAAAAGGAATGCCGTCATAATAATTGCTGTGAACATTGTGACCCAAATATGATTGTACAAGAGGATACAATGGTTAACTTGGTAGTGGATATGATTGGTAACATAGATAAAACAGAGGCTTTAGAATTACTAAATACCAATCAAAATCTACGTACAATTATTTCAAATCTTATAAACGAACGTACACATAACGATGGGTTCAATACAGCAAATCCTAGTGGTGGATTGCAATATAGTATCAAACCTGGATTTATAATGTGTAATGTTCCGTCAGGTTACTTAAAATTATCATACAGTGCGATACCTACCGATGAAGATGGATACGCTTTAATACCAGATTTAACTTCTTATACTGAGGCTATATACTGGTATGTTACAATGAAACTGAAGTATCCTGAGTATTTGAATGGTAAGTTAAATCGAGAAGTGTACTACGATATTAGAAGATCTTGGAATTTTTATAGAAACCAAGCATATGCTGAGGCATTGATGCCAAATGAAGATGGTATGGAGTCTATTAAAAATAATTGGAATAAAATCGTTCCAGAATTTAGAGATCACAATACTTTTTATTCACATACTGGGGAAAGACAAATAATTTATAACGCAAATGAACGCTACTAGACAAACAAATACATTTTCTGGGGGTCTTAGTATGGACGTAGATTATTCCGTATTGAAAGATAACCAGTATATATATGCAGAGAACATTCGTATACTAACGAATGAAGGATCTTCTTTTGCAGCAATGCAAAATATAGAAGGATTTTTAGCGTGTAGACCTTCTTCAAATTTGTCTGGTGAAACTATCATACATGTTACCACAGTAAGAGATTGGGCGATTGTTTTTACTAAAATTAATGGTACTAGCAATAATAATGTCTATAGGATTGATTTTTCTAGATCACAGGAAGAACCAATTGTAACAAAAGTGGTAACTAATAGGCCTTTAGATATAGAAGTATCATCTAGCAACGTAGCTGCAATTAGTAGTGTATGTAGATGGGAAGCAAGTAATAATGTAAAAGTATATTGGGCAGATGGTCATTCACAAATTAAAGTAATCAATGTGGATGATGATCACATATCTAGTAATTCATCTATTACTTCGGATACTATAGTAATGCTACCAAAGGCTACATTACCTCCATTTGAATTTAATGGATTTGGAACAGGTAGTTTAGAATCTGGAATGATACAGTACTGTTATCAATTGTTTAAAGTAAGAGGTACAGAGTCTGCAATATCTCCACTTACCCCTCTTTATCATTTGAGTGATGGAGATCAAAAAACTAATTACAATGCTGTAAAAGGAAGTTCTAAAGGACAAAATACTGGTAAGTCCATAAAGTTACAAGTAAGAAACAATAGCACTGGATTTGATAGACTTAGAATAATCTCCTTATTCTATAAGGCAAAGAATGAAGTACCTGTAATATCCATAGTAGACGATATAGTTATTGGAACTGGTTCTGTAATAAACTATGAAGATAAAGGTGGTAGCTTAGTATCGGAATTAAGTATTGATGAATTTAATTCATTAGCCAATTACACATTTATACCTGAAGTAATAGAATCTAAAGATGACAGATTATTTGCTGCCAATCTTACTGAGGAAACATGGGATGTAGAATATGATGCTAGAGCATTTAGAGCTAATTCTTCTGGCAATGTATTATTGTTATCTAACTCTGGCTCTTCATTAAACTTTGCTTTATCTGCATTAACTACTACAAATATACCTAAAGATCATGATTGTATATGCCCATTTAATGTTGATGGTAGTGCTTATAAATACACTACTTCTCCAACAGGAGGATATATACAAGGTGGTAAAGGTAAGAATGTGTCTTATAGGTTTATTACTACAGACTTGCTAGAAGATGGATCTACCACATCAAGAGGAATGGTAAATGAAGAATTTACATTTAATGCCTCATCAAGATCTCTTACTAGTCTAGATATCAACTACGAGGGAAATGACAAATCAAATTCAATAAGTTTATCGTCTGGTAATAAGATACCAAACTATTCTAATGCTGAAATAGAATCCAAAGTAAAAGGATATATGAGGGATGAAATCTATAGATTTGGTATTGTATTATACAATAAACAAGGTTTAGCATCCCCTGTACATTGGATAGGTGATATAAGGATGCCATCTAATAAAGATTCTGGTTATAAGTTTTTTACTTCCAATGAGGCTAGTGATTATGGATCTAATTTATCAGTTGTTACTAAACCTCTTGGTATTGAATTTGAAGTAAAGAATTTACCATCAGACGTAGTAAGATATGAGATAGTTAGATGCGAAAGAACTCTATCTGATAGAACTATATTAGCTCAAGGAGTAGTAAGTTGCATTACGAATTATGATAGAGATTCTAACATCTTAACACCATTCCCATATCTAGCTTATTCAAATAACGCAAGCACTACATATGCTATGATAAAAATTAACACCTTGAATGTTATACAAATAAGCATGGCTATTATGCAAAGACCCACAATAATGGAGATTTCCAATATACCTTTAACTTGTCAGATACACAATCTAACAATTATTTCATGTTTGTATCTCCAGAAATAGCAGTCAACAGAGAAAATGCTGATGCATTAATTGATAAGTTTCAAACAGTTGAAAAGGTAGGATATATGACATCTCCTATTACTGCGGACGGTGATTGGGGAATTACAGAAGCTGGAGCTACAAAAGTATTAGCAAATGCTAGATCTATAAAGTACGATGGTACTACGATAAAACCAACTAAAACATTAGGTAATCAACCTAGTAATGGCTATGTATCTGGTGGGTGTGTTGTAATAAATAATGATGATTTTTATGCAGCATTGTTAGCTAAATACTATGGACTATATGTTGAAAGTGGTGTACAATCAGCTGCAATAGAAAGTGCAAAATATGCTGGTCCTAGTAGTCCTTGGTTAACAAACGGTGATCAGCCTTGGTATAATGCTGAAGCAGTAACCATTGGTGACAAAGTTTATTATAACTGGGTGTGGGATAATATTAAAACTGCAGGAGATGGTGAAGTAGATAAGACTGATGCAAACAATGTTAGAAAATATGGTCCACATGGGATTTGTGCTATATTCAAAAGTGATAATATGATCTCTAACATATCTTTAGCATCAGGATCTTCAAGTGCTAGATATTTAAATGCAGTAGCATTATGTAATATTAAACAAAGTGTAAATGCTTATGGTGGTAATTCCTACTCTGCCGTACAGAATTCTGTGTATATTACTACAGGAGCTAGTGCTGAATCTAGTGTTTCCACAGTGTTGTGTTATGGTGGCGATACTTATTTAAATATTTTTGATTATAATAACTGTATGTTTAGTTACAATACAGATGATTATTATAATAATAAGACAAATAGATTATTCTTAGGTGCGTTCATACCATGTGAATCAAGTGTTAATTTAGCATTAACCCATGCTGATTCATCTATAAATAGAACTTATCAAGCTGGTGATGGATATGCTAATCATTTCGTAGAAGATGATATAGTTACTGTTGGAGATTTATATACTCAAAATACTCCATCATATGCATACAATGACGCATATTCTGCTCAGCCTAATGCAAAGAAATTTGTAGCTAAATCTATCTATAATATAGATAATCTATTAACAGATACTCGTATCATATCTTCAGAACTGAAAACAAATAATGAAGTTACTGATTCGTGGACAAAATTTAAAGTAGCTAATTATCTTGATGTAGATACTAGATTTGGTCCAATTAATGATATGAAACTGTTTAAAAATAATTTAGTATTCTGGCAAACAGACGCTTTTGGCACAGTTGCAGTGAATGAACGTTCTATTATAACTGATAATAATCCAGGTGCTCTTACTCTAGGTGTTGGTGGTATACTAGATAGATATGACTATTTTACTACAATGAATGGTGAAAGTCCAAACCAGTTAAGAGCAAATACTCAATCAGATAGCACTGTGTACTGGTATGATAGTAAACGTAATGAGATATGTGGTTTTAATGGTCAATTACAAACAGTATCTAAATTAAAAGGAGTTCAATCTTATTTGAATAAGAATAAAGACTTGTTTAAAAAAGATCCTATTGCAGTATATGATAAGAAATACAATGAAGTTCTGTTTACTCTAGGAGATAAAACACTAGCGTTTAATGAACAATTAGGAGTATTTACTTCATTCTATAACTATAATCCAGACTATTATGCAGAGTTTAGTGATAAACTATATTTATTTAAATCATTGAAACTGTTTAAATATAATGGTGGTGAACAAGCTGATTTAGATTCTGACAAAGCAAAGGTATCTGAAATAGAATTTGTAGTTAACAAAGATTATCCACAAACCAAAACATTTGATAATGTTGAATATGGTGGTGATTTTACTACAGATACTAATTTTGATTTGATATTATTTACTACAAAAAGACAAACTAGTGAAACGTTGACTAGTGAAGATATTGATTACAGAGAGGATACTTATAAATTTGCAATCCCTCGTAATTCTTTGAAGCTTAATGAAGTAGAACAACTGGCTAACAAATCATACAAAGATAGGATGAAAGGAAAATATCTTATCTGTAATTATAAGTATGATTGTAATGGTGGTAATGAATTTAAAGTACCATATATTAGCACAGCTTATAGATACTCAATGATATAATATGAAAAAGAAAAACAATAAAAAGACTATACCAGCATATGCGTTTGGCATGGATCAGTTGTCAAACTACCTTGGTGGAGCCAATGTATTTGGCTCTGCCATTTCTGGTTTATCAGAAGAAGGTTCAACAGGTGATGTTGCAGGTAGTACTATTGGCAGTGCAGCTTCGTTAGCCGGTGCTGGTCTCACTGTAGGTGGTCCTATTGGCGCCGCTGTTGGTGGTGGATTAGGATTGGTAAGTGGACTTATTGGTTCAATTAAACGCAAAAAGCAAATGCAAGCATTACGACGCAGAAAGGAAACCCTCAACAAGACCAAAATAGGTATGAATACTGCAGCTGAAACTGAAGGGGAATATTGGGATAATAATGATCTTGCATATACATTTGAGAATGGTGGAATACTCCCAGACTTAGCTTACTTGGACAACAATGAAGTGGTTAGAGATGATTATGGAAATATTGTTCAAGTTCCAAACACACAACCTGGCACAGATAATCATCTAGTGGATGCATCTACTTTAGAATCTGTATTATCTGACAAGATTAAAAGACCAGGTACAAATCGTACATTTGCTAAGGAAGGACAAATATTATCTAAAATGACAAAACCTAGCAAAGGCAAAGATATATTTGCTGAAAATACAAACAGATTAAATAAAATAAATGCTAACAAAGCTTATAATAAATTGTTAGCAGAACAAGAAGCCGTTAAAGCTGCAAAGGGTGTTAAACCCAAAGTAAAAGGAATACCTGCATATGCAGATGGTAAAGGTAAAACTGTAGACGATGTTAGAAGTAAGATGAATGCAGATACATACGCTGCATATTCTGATTTCTTTGATGAACTCGGTACAGGATTAAATAAATTTGGTGAAGCATTGGGGTATTTTCCAAAACGCATATTTGGTCCTCTTATAAATAACAAGGGTATAACTGACGCTGTAAAATCTGCAAGAGATACAAAGCCTTCTGTCACTTCTACCAATTACACTGGTGACTCCAACGTTGGTAAAGTATTTAACAGAAGTACATCTATGAATCCTTTATCAATTGGCTCTCCTACTACTGGTGCTTGGTTTTCATATCCAACACAAATGATAGATGCAATCACATATGCAAACGATGAACCAATCGCTGTTGATATACCTCTTTTACCGATTGAATCTGAACCAACTTTAACAAACACGTACACAAATGCATCGAATAAACAAGTTACAAAAACCCCTAGTACTACTGGTTCTGTAACCACCAAACAGACAACCAAACCTAACATTACTAAAACTACTACTCAAAGATTATCTGAACCAACAATACCACTAGTAAACACTAGTATGGCAATAGATTGGGAGGATATTGTTACTCCAGTAAATATACCAACGTCTGCAGATGAAGCTACTAAAAAACGTGCACTCAGTAAGCCAAAAAATGGATATTCACCAGATTGGTTATCATTGGCTCCTACAGTGTATAATGCTTTGCAGTCATTAAGAGGACCAGAAGAAGAACCATTAGTATTAAACCCATATGCTGGTGCAGTTAGAAGTACAATGGCTAGACGTAGAATGAATATTGAACCTGTAAGATTAGCTAACAGTAGATCAAGGGCCATTTCAAATTATAACTTAGCAAATATTAATGCTAATACTGGTGCTAATTTAGCAGCAAGAACTCAAGCCGCTGTTGATGAGTATGCTTCTAATGCAAACATGTACGCCACTAAACAAAATGCTGACAATGCTTACTTGGGAGAATACGCAAATACTCTTAATAATTTAGGACAACAATTTGTACAAAGTGAAAATATGTACAATGATCTTAATGCTAGAAATAGAGCTGCTGCTAGAAACTTTGGAGCAACTGCAACTAGTCAACTTGGTAAATGGTCTCAAGTAAATAGACTAATGCAAAATCAATACAATAGGGATCAAATGACACTACCATTCTTAGCTGATTTCTTAAGTCAAGGATTTACTAAAGAACAAGTGGATAATTTATTAACAAGAACTAGAAATAGAGTTTAATATGGTAAATAGATATGATAATCCTGCACAAGCAGAGTTCATAAATACATACGTTCCAATTCCATTTGAACAATTGTATACACTTGGGAAGCAGGCAAAAGAAAATGTAGATCAAGCATTAAAAGATTATTCAACAGCTTTGGATAAATGGGCTGAATTTCAATCTCCATCCGCTGCTGACACAAAAGCATACTATGATGAAACTTATGGTAGAGCTTTGCCTGTGGCTGAAGAACTGTCTAAAAACTTAGACATGATAAAAACTGCAGAAGGTAGATCTAAGATATATTCAGCAATAAACAATGTAGACAGAGCTAAATTAAGTATGCTTCGTCAAAGTGCTGAAGGTTTAAGAGAGAGACAAAAAGTAAATCAACGTCTAATGCTAGAAGGTAAATATAATCCCTTGTGGCACGATGTTGATTTTACTGGTTATAACACACTTACTTCAGGCATTTATAATGATGTATCTCCACTAGGTTATCAATCAATAAAAGATCTTACAGATAAATATGTAAATAATCTTAAAGATAGCTATTTGGGTAGATCCAATGGTTTTATTCATACTGGTGTAACTGGGGATCAAATTAAAAAAATATTGGATGAAAATAAAAGTGGTATACTATCTACTCCTGAGGCTCAAATGCATATGCAAGTGTACTTAAAACAGAACCCTGGAGCAACTGCTGAAGATGCTGCAAATGCTTTTATGGAAAGAGCATATATAGATAATCAAGAATACATTAGAAATAATATTACAGTAGACCCATATGCAATGCAAGCTTTGAAAGAACAACAAGCTTTAAGAGTTGCAGCTACACGAAAAGGAAAAAATGGTGAACAACCAACTGATTATCCAGATGCTTATACTAAATTGTATAATGACGCAGTAGTTCAAGAAAAGCGTCAAATGCAAAATAATCCAAATCTAACTAGAACAAGATCATTTATAGAAGGTCAAGCATCTATGATACAGACTTTGACAGACGCTGCTAATGCTCTAGAACTAGGTGCTATTACTCCAGAAGAATACAACACTATGTATAAGGCATACCAAGAATCTGCATCAAAGAACTACAGTAATGAAGCTATGGCAAATGCTTATGCAGAGGATGTTAGAGATATGTTTGCTAAACAATCTGATATATTCCCAGCTGTTGGAGTAAAACAAGAAAAGTTACCATTGTACTATGATACTGCGTCCAGGGTGTTGAACGAACTTACTTATCCTACTTCAGGATTAGTTATGAACCGTTACAATAAAATAAAATCTTCTAAAGAAGTAGAAATTAACAGTAATGATGCTATAACTAATGGATTTACTATTCCAGATACTAATGGGTTAATATTGTCCACAGACTTTGTAAACAAAGTAATGAAGGTTCCTTCTATGAAATACACTGTTCAGGACAATTCAAGACTTAATAGAAACTTTGCAGAAGACCTAAAATCTGGAGTATTCCAAGATGTTATAAAGGTACCTAGAAACAAAATAATGGTAGGTGAATCCAATGGCCAACCACAATTATTTCAAAGGGTTAGTGTTAAGATACCTATTCAGTCTATAAGAAATGCTAACTATGATGTTGACAGTTTTAAAGAAATGGTTAATAAAACTATGGGTTTAACATCTGAAGTTGGTTTAAGTGTTAAGCCAATAAAAGGTGAAAGTGTGGAAGATGCGTGGGGTCACTCTGACACTAGAGGTGGGGCAGCTCTTACTGGAGAATACTTTACATTTGATGCAATGGAACCAATTGATCCATATGGTATGACAAGAATGACTTTTGATCAAGAAGTCAATAAAGAACATGGTGGGTCTAAACTACAAAATGATTTATATGATAGTTCATATAACGAATCATATTCTTCTGATATCGAACTTTATCAAACTATGCTTAATCTGTTACAATAATATATGGAAACATCTATATTAGACAAATACAATGCTGGTTTAATACCTTCTAAAACCAATGCCACTACTGCCGCTATACGGCAAGTAAATGCACAGCATTCCCCTTTAACAAAAATTAAAACAGGGTATGATCGTGAATTGGAACAAACTCCAATTGATGATTATGAAGAAATGTATCTATTGGACAAAGAAAATCCAGAGGAAACTCTTAAAGATAAGAGCTACTTAAAAGATGCATGGACCACTTTTATGAACAGTAGAGATCAAATCAATCTAATGTCGGAAAGAGCTAAACTAGCTAAAGATATAAACCCCGTATTAGATGATATTGATTATGAATTGAATTTTCTTAGTGATAAGCAAAAGCTTAAAAATCTTGAAAATACTATTCCTACTTTGGATGAGAATTCTGAAGAATACAAAAATGCAATATCTGAATACTTTCAACTCCAAAGAACATTAGCAGATAGACAAGAGCAATACGATAGCATCTTGTCTAAATATGGTGAAAAAGAAGGTGATAACATTGATGCGAGAATTGAATATCTAAGTAATTCTAGAAAATCGTGGGAAGAAGAAAGATCTAAAGTAAATGAAGAAATAAATAATATATACTCTAACTTACGAGAAAGATCTGAAAATTATACACCGTCTTCTGAATTTAGAATAAAGGAACAAAGAGCTCAAGATAAACCTTGGTATTCCCCAGATTATTTCTTATACGCTGGTCCAGGTTTAACAGGTTCTTCTATGGCAACTGTTGATGGTTATATCGCAGATGCTTTAGCTACCGGAGCTTTGTGGTTAGGTAGACACTATGCTACTACTGGAGCATTGAACGCTGTCCCTGGAATTGGTGCTGCATCTAATTTAATTGGGTGGGGTAGTGCAATTGCAGCTACTGCAGCTAGTGTTGCTGGTAATATATACAGTAGACATAGAGAATCTTTAGCTCAAGTATATGGTGCATATAGATCTAGAATTGAAGATAATCTAAAGGAACAAGGCATTGATATTAAACAATATGCTGAAATTGGTAGAAATCAGTTAAAACAACAAAACCCTAATGTAGATGTTTCTAAAATCTCTGATGATGAAATAATCGATAGAGTTATATCTGGAGAAATAAACATAGATGATGTAACTTTAGCTAATGCAAAAAGATCCCTGAAAAATGGATTAGAAAGGGTTTATGATAATAACATGGCATTATCTGCTATGGATGTTGCTCAATCTGCTTTAGTATTTGCACCTCTTGGTAAAGCTATGGGTAAAATAATAACAGCTCCAATTAAAACTGCTTTAAATCCATTATTAAAAACAGGTACAAAATTAACTGAAGCTGCAGCAAGCAAATACAATAAGCTTGTAGATGCTTATACTGGGTTTAATGCCAGACTTGCATATAACTCTCCAGTAAAAAATGCTAGTTTACAAGCTGCTAAAGCACTTGGTAGATTAGGTTTCTCTGCTACTGGAGAAGCATTTGAAGAAGCTAACCAAGACATATTTGATTATGATTATATTTCTGGTAAGTATGATAAAAAGTCTAGCAGTGTCTTTCAATCCTTAATGGGGTTAGCTGATGCCAACTATCGTACTGCAAAGATATTATCTGGAATAGATACTGAATCTGAATTAGCTAATGATCCACAATTTTGGAATGATGTAAAAGGTGGTTTTGCATTAGGTTTATACATGGGTGGACCTACAATTGCTTATCATTCTGGGTTAAAGACTTACAAAGACATGACTGCCAACTCTTTTGTAAGAGACGTAGTTGCAGATCACATTGGTAAAAAAGATGCAATGATCAAAGCTATGTCCTACTCTGAGATGGCAAACAAAAAATTAAACTATCAACAAAATGTACTTGATGTACTTGAAAACTACAAGTACAATCTACCAGAAGGTACCACTGAACAAGATTTAAATGATGAGATAGCTACTGCAAATAATATCTTTAGTTTATCTAAATCTAAAGTAAATCAGAACATTGGTAAAACTATTGGTTACAATCCTGGGACTACTGAATATAATACTTTAATTGGGTTGCAACACTTGGCAACAATAGATGCACAAGAAGCACTTGACAATGCTAATCAGGCACAAGAAGCAGATAATAATTTCTATACTACTCTGGAAAATGATCAAATGTTAAACCATTATTCTCCAGAAGAAAAGCTTACTGCTGTAGCATTAACTAAATTAAATATTCAAAAGCAAGCGTTAGAACAATTAAAAACAGCACTTGAATCTAAACCAGAAGAAAATCAACAAAAATTTGGTATAACAAATGAATCAAATGCTGTTGGTAGATCTATATCAAAAGAGATACCTAAGATATTAAAAGATATAGATGTTAAATTAAATCAGTTGGCAGAAGGTACTAAATTTAGCCCAAACTTTGTAGCAACTCCTAATTTAGTTGGCAAAGGTGTTGATAGCTATGTTAACACAATGATTGCAAACCACGATCTTCTAATAGCAGAACACAAGATGAATGAAATCTTTGGTAATACTTTGGAAGATGGCAAACTCATAAATTTCAACAATGCTTCTGATGAATCAAAAAAACAAATAGGCAAAAAAATAAAAGAAAGAATTGATAAGTATATAAACAATTCAGATGAGTCATCAAAGATAGTAGAAGAAAATGCAAAAGATGTTGTTGAAACAGAAGCTGCAAAAGAAATGTCTAGAGAAGCAGTTAATCAAAGTGATAATCAACAACCTATTACTAACAACGAAACTCAAGTAGATAATCAAGTAGCTTCTAAAGTAGAACAAGAAAAGGTTGAATCTCCAAAGACTCCTATAATGGATGATAGGGCTACTCCTGACATTGATACTAAGATACCAGTAGCAGAGGTAGAGATAAAGAAAGATGAGGAGTTTCCTAATAAAGGTTTGGAAGAGTTAAGCAAAGAATTTGAAGAAACTTTAGCCAAAGTAAGAGAAAAAAAAGAACCGGAAACAGAAGATACTGAAAGCAAACCTAAATCTAAACCTCAACCAGTTGTTGAAACTCAAGAAGATGAAGAAGATGAAATAGAATTTGAACGAGCTGATGAAAAAGCTTTAATAGATTTTGCAAATTCTGAAGCTGTTTCAGACGAGGATGATAAAAAAGTATCTGAAACTTATGAAACTTCTAATCCTGAAGTAACTGAAGAATCTCAAGTAAAATGGGCCCGTAAGAAGATTGCTACAGAATCCACAATGAATAGGAGAACAGATATGGACTCTGAGACTAGAGATTTGGATGAATCTTTAGAAATGGAAGAATTAGTACAAGATAAGGTATCTCATACACTGTTCTTTAATCCTGATGCTACAACGCCTATTTATCCTGGTACCAAGCCAGGCAAGGAATTAGCAGAGAGAATAAAAGATCCAAACTTTTTTAATGATAGTTTCTGTGAGTTTGTTATAAATAAAGATTATACAGAAAAGGGGCATAAACCATATAAAGAAAATGATCCTAGTACATATGATTCTGCATCTATAATAATGTTAATTCATCATGGCACTGGCGATTATGCAATGGCTTTGAAAACTCCTTCTGGAGCTAGAACTTTCTTAGCAGCAAAATTATCTAGCATACCTAAAGAAAGGCTTACAGAAGAGGATATTAATCTTATTAATAATGCTAATGATTTATCTATAGCAGATTTACGTAGATTTAGAAATGCAGTAATTTCTACAATAGAGTCTGCAACAAATGATGAAGCTGTAGTACCTAGCACAATAGTTAGAACTAAAGGAATACCTAATGTTGTTAGAAAAGATGGTAGAGCTGTATTCAGACCAATACACGAAGTAAAAGGCTTACAGATACCAACAGAAATTGCTGAGATTACTCCAGAAAATGTAACATTTGGTATAAGTGATGGTATTGTAAAAGATTCTGATATAATAGGAGCTAATGGTGAAATGTTGCCAGGTAAAGGTGGTAGTGGACAATTGTTTATTTATCCACCAAAATCTAGTACTTTATCAAATCAAATGTTGCCATTACAATTAACTCTTCAAAGATTTGACAGGAAGCAAGCTGAGTTTTTAGCTGACTTGTTAATCAATTATGGCACTAATACTAACTCTGAATACAGAGATACAGGAGTTATTGCTGGAGAATTAATTGACTTTATGGTTAGATTTGGAGATGCTACCAAAGTAACCACTGCAGATAAAACATTTGATTGGTTAAAAGAAAAGCAATTGTATATTGATGATAAATCCAATCTAATAGTTGGTGAAAAAACATTCAATATTGGTAACTTATCTACTCAGGATAAAAAAGACATAGCTGAAGCATTAATGGGATTCCATTGGCGTGTAGCTAGAAAAAATTTCTTTAGACCAGTAAAAGAGGCATTACCTTCAATATATGATTATTTTAATCATAATTCTATTGACTCACTTGATATTATTCCAGGCGTATCCTTTACTAAGGATGACTTCATTTCTTCTACTCCAGTTTATACTATGGGAGTATTAGAAAAAGCTGGTATAATAAGAAGTGACTTAGATGATCAACTATTTAAAGATTCTTTCGCATATGCTGAAGATGTTCAAAAGATACCAAGAAAGATCAATAATCCTGAAGTAAAAGAAGCTGTTGAAAATAAAGCCAGTTCGTTACCAAATATTCCTAGCACCCCAGAACCACACACAGATGTTACTGAAGATGTTACGACTTCTGAAGTTACAACTCAAGATGATTCTTACATAAAGGAAATAACTAATGATGGAGAAATAGATCCTTTGAGCTTGGGTATTGATGAAGATTTTGATGTACCTTTTCGTAAAGTTGCAGGAAATATATCAGAAGTAGTAACTCCAGAAGAAATTCAATGGTTTAGAAATAAATTAGGATTACCAGAAGATTCTTTACATATCGTTGAAGATGCTATTGCACTTGGTGGTAATGAATATGCTATGGGTCTTGTCAGAAAAGATTCTACCATACTGTGGAAAGGTGCAGAACGTGGTACATTGTATCATGAAGCATTCCATAGAGTATCGTTATTAACTATTTCTCCAAAGGAAAGAAAGAAAATTTATGAATTCTATAGAAATAGAACTGGTTTTGTTGGAAGTGATAAACAAGTAGAGGAAGCTTTAGCAGAAGACTTTAGGCAGTATATGCTGAATAAAGTAGATCCTGAATTAAATCTTCTTAAAAGAGCTTGGAAAGCTATTAAGAATTTCATAAGTAAATGGGTTTGGAGAACTGATACCAGCATTGATAATATTTTTAATAGAATCGCTTCTGGTTATTATAATAGATCTAAACAAAATTCAGCTGCTGTAAATGAATTTCTTGCTGCATATAAAGGTGCAGGTGCCCCATTTAAGGTAAGAGGTCATAAATTTAAAAACATTAATAACACACAATTTAAAGAAACTGTAAATTCACTTGTAGGTGCTTTATTTACATTAAATAATGTAAGATTGCGTGATGATTTACAGAATCTTAATTACGGAGTGTTGAAAGCTGCATTAAAACCAGAAATAACAGCAAAGTTAGTTGAAAAAGGAACTATTACTAAGGAGCAAGGGGAAGTTAGAAATGAAATATACAATACATTTGATACTGTATTTAAACCAGAAATTATAAATAAATTAAATGAGTATCAAATAAGAGCAGTGGATAAGCAGGAAAATATTGATGCAGAGATTGATGAGAAAGCAGTTGGTAATGATGTAGGTGATCAGATGGCTAACTACATTCAAGAACAATTAGCTGTTTCAGTTAAAGATAATGCTCTTGCATCTATAAAGATTTTCATTGCAACAATGCCTAGAACAGAATTTGTCATGAAACAAAAAACAAATCCTGATGGCACTGTGACTAAAGTACAAGGTGTTGCTGCAATAAAGAGTCCTGTTACAGGCTTACCTCTAATGGTTGACTTTGATAAATCTTGGAATACAATTATTAATGAAATTCACTCTGAAAACACATTCAAAGGAATGATGGACAAGAGTGCAAAACTTGCTAAAGTAACACCATTATTTAAAACTTTGTATAATGAGTTATACAAGATTACAAATGAATATGTACAAAAGAAAGGTATTCAAGAGGACGAAGTTCAAAAAATAGCAAGAGAGAATTTACAAACTCAGTTTAGAAACACATTCCGTAAAGCTAGACACAAGTTAGTTGGTATTTTATCAGAAAAAGTTGAAGATGAAAACGGTAATGAACAAACTAACTTGTATGTTAAAGATGAGAATGCAAATAAAGTATCTAAAAATATATTAGAGGGTTGGAATTACAATTTAATAACAAACAGTGGTGTATTAGATACTTCTGATAACTTATTTAAAGCAAAAGTTAGCGAGTCTGAAGAATTCGTAGCTAGAGAAATCAACAATGAATTCAATAAAATAATAAAGATTGTAGAAAAATACAAAACTACACCTAACAAAAAACTAGTAAATGGTCAAACTTATAAAGAGTATGTACCAGAGAAGTTAATTACTATTAAGAATAAGATAGTTGATTTACTTAATAAAGTTGGAGTAGAAATTGATTTAGAATCATTAAACTCCTTCCTTACTAAGGAATATTATAATTCAAATTCTACTGAGTCATTAGTTTCAATGTTATCAGATAGATCCAATAAAGGTATATATTTCTTCTTTAATTCTAAAGTAAAGGACTTAGCAAAGATTCAAGAAAGTGGCGTAGTTCCTGGTCAATATAATAGAAGTATTACAAAATATTATGCTGACTCTAAATTCTTAGGAAGACTTGCTGAGACATATGCTATGTTACACCCTTCTTCTGATGAATTATCAGTATTATCTACTGATGGTAAATTGTTGTATCCTATATCAGAACACAATTATTTGTCTGATATGGTTCAAAGATTAGATAATGACCCAGCAACAGTAGAAGCACTTACCAAAGTATTATACAATACTGGTAATAATACCAATCCTAATTACTTCAAGGGTTCTGTATTGTTAACAAATTTATATAATAATGCAGATGCTAAAGGTAAAATAGGATTTGAAACTCTTGTTTATTTTAAAGAACAAGGTAGTGCAGATAAAGGACGCAAGTATACGGAAATATCCCCTCTTGAAGACTATATTGCTAAGATGACATTCACTAGAGCAGGTAGAATTATCTTACCTACTATGGGTGATTCTCAAACATATAATACATTATATGGTACTGCAATAAACAACTTTAAAAATCCATTTGACGTAAGTAATGGTGAAATAAAATTCGATGCTCAAATTCTTAAAAGATTTATTAATTACTTTGAAACTGAATTAGATACCATTGAATTTAATTACAAGAATGAAAATAATTTAACTGAGGAACAAAAAGTAAAGAACTATGATACAGGAAATAGAAATGGTTATAGATTCAGATACTTCAATGGATTCTTTAAATTGAAAGAAAGACCTACGTTAAATGGTATTGAATTTGAAAAAGATTTTTCGAACTTTAACGAAGCATTAGACCTAGCAGAAGATCTTGGTGGTAATGAATATGGAACTTCTATTATTTCTCAAATAAGAAATAATTGGAATAAGTTCAGTAATGCTGAAAAAGCAAATCTAATGAATAACTACCTGTGGGATGCATTTAAAGATGAGTTAAATTATGCACAAGAATTAGGTATAATTAAATGGGATGGTAATAAAATAGCTAGTGTAACGAGTTTAGCATTGCCCCAGAAGGCATTAGAAGAAGCATCATCACATTATAAAAAATCTGCAACAGTTTCTAATTATAGCGAAAATCTTGGTGCTGCTGAAATGATTGGTAATTATTTTGCCAATACCATTTCTTCAGTAATTGAATTTGAGAAACTTTTTATAAAAGACCCAGCCTACTACAAAAATCCTGTAGATAAAATTAAACGTTTACGTGAGGTATTATCCACTGGTGTTACTCCAAGAATAGACTACGAAGAAGGAAATCCAATGGCAGATCTCACTGAAGTGAACGTAGGTACACTATCAGATAATGTTATCGTAAGTAGACAAGCTGATCAAATTGCAGAGTATGCTAAAAGATCTGCGGCTATACGATTACTTCAGGAAATGCATGACATGACATTAGATGAAGCAATTAGAACTTATGATAGTTCTGAAGCTTTACCCAATGATGTAGAAGATGCAGCTAATCTTATAGTAAGAGATAAATTTGATGGCTATCTTAACCCTAAAGGCAAAGTAAATCAAACTGATGCTACAGTATTAATATCCCCAGAGTTTTACAAAGAATTAGTACGTAGAGTAGATGGCTGGACACCACAAGTAGCAAAAGCATTTGATTTACTTAATGATCCAAATGCAGATCTCGAAGCAGATATGGATACATATGCCGAAGCATTAGCTGTTACATTGAAGCCTTTGAAATTCATGTATTTTGGTGATCACTACGATGTAGGTGCTAAAAGGGATATACCAGTGTTTGATAAGATGGCAATGTTCCCCGTACATCGTATCTTCTCTACTGGGGACATGGGTAAAGTATTGGAAGTTATGCAATCACGTAATATCCATATGCTTGCTTTTGATTCCGCAGTAAAAGTAGGACAAAGGGCTAAAGAGGTTAAATCAAGAATCTATAAAGATAAGACTAATAAAGAAATAGACATGGACAGTTTGATGTCAATGCCTACTCACAAACAGTCTTTAACTAACTTTAGACGTCAGTTAATTACTGATCCTCACCATGCAGAAAGACAAATGTTTGTATCTCAAGCACAAAAAGCTGCCATGGGTAATATCAGAAGTGCATGGAAATATACTACACCAGATGGTAAAGTATATAATGGTGATGAGTTGATTAATAATTTTAACGGTGCTCATAATGCCATTACTGAAGCTGGTAGAAGAGAGATAGAAAGAGATTTTGGTATTACTCCAGATAAACCTCAAGTAAGTGTACAAAGATTTGCTGAAATTATGCAACGCAAAGCTCTAAGTTCAAACATGAATGACAATGTTATTAATGGTTTGGATGTTGAAAATGGTGAAACTGTTGCACCAATTTCTGGTTTATCTGATAACTCTTGGATAGAAAGTGGTCTTATATCAATGTTGAATAAGTCAATTGTTGATACTAACTTGCCAGGTGGTATGTTTATTCAAATGTCTTCAATATTGTATAATAGAATTGCTGTAACTTCAGACGCACAAAATGAAAGAAAGCTAAGATTTGCAAACACTGATGGTACTATGGATTGTGTTATTTCAATCAACTTATTGAAACACATAATTCCAGATTATGACAAAAAGACTTTTAGTGAAGCTAAGAAGTGGTTAATAGATCATGGTATAGTTGGTCCAAATTCTAAGGCTATTGCAATGGGTTATCGTATTCCTGCTCAAGGTCAAGCGTCAACTGCAGCTCTTAAAGTAATAGATTTGTATCCTGAGCAAATTGGTGATACTATCACATTACCTGATGAATTTACATCTCTTACTGGTTCTGACTTCGATATTGATAAGTTATTTGTTGCTAGGTACAATTATGATAAGAATGGTAATAGAATCAAATTTGAGACCAAAGAAGATTACACTAACAGACTCAGAGAAGCTGGCTTAGATGATGAAACCATAGTTCGTAAAGTCTACGAAAGATATAATGGTAAAACTGATTTTGAAGCTAATTCAAAGGAAGCAAATGAAAATATGCTTCTTGATATGTATATATCAGTTATTTCTAACCCATTGAACTTTGCAGAAGCTAGACAACCACTAGATACAGTAACAGATTACTTGAAGGATACAATTCTTAAAGAAGTAGATACAATAACTGGTCAAGGTAAACGTACAAGTAAATCTCAATTGTATTATGCTACTCCAACATTCCAAAGTAGAACTAAGGCAGAGTTGAATGGTGGTAAATTTGGTATTGGTCCATTTGCATTAGCAAATGCTCATCAAGTTCTTACTCAATTGGTCAAATTAAGATTTAAACCAAATAAAATTTTAAGAGACTATGGTATAAGCAATTTGTATGGTATCCAGAGTAATGATAGAAATAAGATTAATATCCTTGACTGGTTATCAGCATTAATCAATGCTCATGTGGACGTTGCAAAAGACCCATACATCATTCGATTGAATGTAAGGAAGTTAACATTTAATATGACTAACTTCTTGATTAGATCTGGTAAAGGTGAAAGTACATTCTATTTCTTACCTCAACAAATATTAAAAGACTTTGCAATAGAATACGATAAATACTCTGGCTTTTATAATGTAGATACACAAAATAAAAATCCTGAAAGTCTAGCATATAGAACCATCTGGAATACATATTTTGAGAAAGCAAAATCTTTATCTAAAGGTAAATATGATCAATTTTTAGACTTTTTAAATGATAAAGGTGTAGGTGCTAAACAAAGAGCAAAGATGTTCGATGTCAATTACTTAAAGAAGCAATTGAAAAAAGAAGAAACATTTGATTGGTACTACAATCAGTTGCTCATTATGAAGACTTATCAAGAACTTAATCCGTTCTCAAGATCTTTGTCTGAATTAACTACATTGTCTCAAATTGATACTAAGCGCTTTGGTAATAATTTTGGTTTACAAAGTGCATTCTTGGATAAGTGGAAACAATTCATGGTAGAACAGCAAGTGTTTGAAGATCCTATAAAAGTATTTTCAAATACATTCTTAGGTAAGAAAATGCAAGATGCATTGATATTCCCTAGAATTGCCTTCCAAAATACAATGATTAGACTTACTCCGGAATTTGAAAACTTAAGAACATTAATAGAATTTTATACTAAAGGTTATGCAATTAGTGATGATACATACATTAATAATATTACCAGAAGTATGGAAGCTACGTATAAAGCTGGTTTCTTTAACAAATATTTAGCTGAAAATGGAATAAAGCTTAGTAGTTTGTTAGGTGGTCCAAATAGTATTTCTAAGAGATTAGATAAAATTAAATCTGATGTAAGAAGTGGTAAATATCCAGATTTATTAAGTAGTGATGGTTCATTTGAAAATGTACTTATTAATAATATCTTTAGTAGACCAAAGGAGGATACCACTGAATTAAATGGTCCTGATTTTATTGCTTACAAACCAAACAAGAGTGGTGACAATAACTTAGAAAATGAAATCATCAGAGCTTGGGAAGAATTGTGGGATAGCGATTATCAGGAAATAAGAGATTTTGCAAAAGATCTTGCATTATATGCTTTCTATACTTCTGGTGATGCATTTGGTAAAAATAACATCTTTAGATATGTGCCTAATTCAATCAGAGAAGAAATAGGTTATTTTGATTACATTAGAGATCTAGAACGAAATCCTGATGATGCAGTCAAGGATATTAAAGTATTCCAAGTAATAAAAGACTTATGGTGGAATGATCACGTAGTTCCTACTATTGATTATTATGTATTAGATTCTAGTAGAGAAACCATTGAAGAAGAAGGTAGACCTGTGTATAGGGCGTTACCTCACGAAGATAGTGGTTTTACTGTAGTAAACAAGAGAGGAGCAGAAGTACAGATTCCTGGTATTATATATGACAAGAAATCTCAATCTATAATTTCATTCAATCAGAATGGTCAACCTATATTTCCACCATTTAAAAAAGTAAAATTAGATAGAAACAATGATCCTAGAACTACGTTCTTGTATGAGTACATAGGTATTAATGAAGATGATGCTCCAGTGTACAGATTGATTAACAAGAAAGGAATGAGTTATAGAGGAAACATATTGATTGAAAATGGTAGAAATAGATCTGTTCTTAAATACAACAATGTTGTACCAAATGGTTATGAGATTATGCCAGAAGAACCAATAACTTGGGTTACTGATCTTACTCCGGTAAAAGCTAGTTTACAAGCAAAGGCATTTAATCAAGCTGGTGAATTTAATACAGATATGCTTGCTAATATACAGCAAACAGTTAAAACTCAACAAGCAACTGAACCATCTAGTCAAGAATTAGCACAATGGTTGGTAGATAACAATATTGATACATTAAATGTAGCAGGTAATCGTGGTTCTAAAGTATCTCCGGAATTTGATTCTCAAGTAAGAGATACTATTAGAAATGCTTTTAGTTCTCCAATTCAACAAGATTTATTTGCATCTGAACAATCTTCAGAAACAATTAATATATATGCTGGTACTGGTGAAAATGCAGATTTAAGCAACTTTGCAGTTAGACCTTTTACTATATCTGGTGATAAATCAGAATCTTCTATACGTATTGGTGGTAATTTTCAAACAGTAGAAGGTGCATTTCAAGCTCAAAAATTAGTATTTTCTTCTATGTCAGATGATGAAAAAGAAGACATTAGAAAACAACTAGAAATTGCTTCAGGTAGTCAAGCAAGATCTATTGGTAGAAAAATTAAAGATTTAAATACAGTTTCTTGGGATAAAGCATCCAGTGATGTTATGAGAGATTTATTGTTAGAATCTTTCAGTCAAAATCCAGAAGCTTTAAATAGATTATTATCCACAGGTGATGTAACGCTTACTCATACTCAAGATAAAGGTAAATGGGGTACAGAATTCCCAAAAATTTTGATGGAAGTAAGAGAATTATTAAGGAACCGATCAAACATTGAACCAGCAATTACTGATACTACTAAGGAATTCTTAGATTATGCTAATCAATTTGGTTTTACTGATGAAGCTGCTTTACTTGCAAAAGATTTACCAAAAGCATCAGAAGAAGCTAAGAAAGTAGAAGAAGAGTATGTATTTACGTTTAATGATGGGTTTAAAATCAATTTACCATTCTCATTAAATGATCAACAGAAATCAGCTTTATATGAACTAGAGAAGTTCATTGAAGACTATGGAACTGAAATTACTTTATCTGGTTATGCTGGTACAGGTAAATCCACTATCATTGGTATATTTAGTAAGTGGTTAGATCACAGAATTGGTAGAGGCAACATTGTATATACTGCTCCTACTCATAGAGCAAATGTTATAACTAAACAAAACAATCCTAATGCTAATGTGTATACGCTTTCTGCTCTATTTGGGTTTACTCCGGATACAGATATAGCAATGGAGCAAGGTTCATTGGATTTAAGAGAACTAGAGTTTAGATCTAAGAATCAAGTGAAATATGAACCAGGTCAATTAATTATTATTGATGAAGCTTCAATGGTGCAAGACGGTTTGTATGAATACATTCAGAAAATCGTAGCTAAAGATGGTATTAGTGTGATATATGTTGGGGATTCTGCACAATTAAGACCTGTAAAATCAGATCATATTTCTAAAGTATTTACATCTGATGGAGTACCTCAAATAACTTTAACCAAAGTAGAAAGAACGGGTGATAATCCTATTTTAAAAGAAGCCACCAGACTTAGACGAGGTGAAGGATTGAGTTACCAAACTGATATAAATGATAAAGGTCAAGGAGTATTGTACACTTCGGATGGTGCAACTATAGATGAAAACTTAAAACAAATTGTAACTTCTGAAGAGTTCAATGCTGATCCTTTACATTTTAGAGTTTTAACTGCTACAAATGCTGCAGTATCTGCGTATAATTCAAAGATTAGATCTTTAAGATACGGAAAATTTGCTAAACCCTTTGTAAAAGGTGATATTATAATGGGTTATTCTAACAAACTTAGAAAGCCTGATGGATCTTATAAATTAGTAAACTCTGGGGATTATGTAATTCAAAATATAACAGACACTACTGTCAAGTTTAAAACTGATAAAGGTGATATAGAATTTAAAGCATTCAAATTATCAATTAGACCTACTGGCAGTACTATTATGGATGACTTCCAGATTACTGTAATTGATAAAAATGAACCAGATTCTAAGCTATTTGAAATAGTAGAATATAAAGACAGATTGTGGAGAATGGCTAAAGAAGCCAAACAGGATAAGCAAATATCTAAATATAGAGATTTGGTTCAAATGGCGTTTAACATTGATAATGAATTAAACATTACCAAGAATTTAGAAGACAATCAAGGTAGGTTAAAAATTAGAAAAGCAATTGATTATGGGTACGCACAAACTGTTTGGAAATCACAAGGTAGTACATACAGTAAAGTTTTAATACTCTCCAATGAAATTGATACGTTTGGTTATGGTAGAGATGTAATGCAATTAAGAAACGAGTTGAGATATGTAGCTGTGTCACGTGCTAAAAACTTTGTTATAATAAATTCAGAAGCAGAGAATAAGAAGAAAGTTTCTATGCGAAATGAAATAGCCGAAGAAGATTTATTAGACGATATAGAATTTGAACCAGCTACAGAAGAACAAGCAATAAATGCATCTTTGCAGGATTCAATTGATGAGTTAACAGCAAATGGTAAACAACGTAGAAAAGAATGTGAATAATTATGCAGTGTTTAAATGTTAAAAATAAAGAGGTTGCAGCTTTACTCAAGGAATATACAAAGATATTTGGTAATGAAGATGCTGCATATTATGTATTATCAGAAAATAATGGTTATGGTTTAGATAAGGCTCCCAATGGGGAGCCATCTAAGCTCTTTTCAGACCTTTTAGAGCATTATAATGGTGATAGAGTAGCTGCTATTCAAGCTAAGGCTAGAACTTATTCTAAGAGCTTTAAAGAATGGTTTGGGGACTGGCAATCTGAAGATAAAACCAATGTATCCAAAGTAGTAGATGAGAATGGTGAGCCACTTTTGGTGTGGCATGGAACTACAGAAAATTTTGATGCTTTTTCTAAGAGTTGGAGAGGAGCAACCGATCCTGGTGATTGGGGATTAGGGTTTTACTTTTCACCAAAAAAAAGTTCTTCTGAAATGTATGGAAACATCTTAATGCCTGTATTTCTTAGTATTAAGAATCCGGTACCAAATGAAAAGTTTAAAATGATAAATGCATTTGGCAGAGAAAAAGCAAAACCTATTACTTTAAAAGAAACAATTCAAAAAGATATTGAAGTAACTAAATTCCTTATAGAAGGTATTGAAGAACAGTTATACGGAAATGATCCAGAATATAAACATTACAGAGAAGAAGGATCACTTCTAAATAAAATGCATAAGAAAGAATTAGAGAGATACAAAGATAAACTTAAAGATCTGCAAACACAACTTCAAACAAAATCAAAAGAGGAATTAGATTATGACATCAATAAAAAATGGAATGATAATGTTGAAGATATAAACAAATATGATGGAGTTATTCCAAATATTAGTTCTGGAAAGACAATAAAAGAAAACCACGAGATAATTGCTAAAGAACCTAATCAAATTAAATCAATAGATAATCAAGGTACATTCTCTACTCAGGATAATAATATTTATAATCAGAAAGCTGCCACTCAAAAAGCTACTGGTAGAAATAAGGAATTAGCTTTATTATTGCAAGAACTGTATCCCAATATTGAAATAGCTGCATTAGCAGATCCTAATCTTAGGGGTCAAGCTCAAGTAGAAGGGTACATGGCTGGTAGAGTCTTACTAAACACGTTGTTAGAAAATCAAGACACATTACCTCATGAATATGCTCACCATTATATTGCTTGGTTTAGAAACGCCCCTATTGTGCAAAGAGGTATAAAACAATTTGGTAGTGAAGAATCCTTAGTACAAGCTATTGGTGAAAACTCTGTTAAAGCTTTAAAATGGTATAATAGATTCTTCAATTGGGTAAAAGGGTTATTTAATGAAAAACAAGACACTTTAAACGAAATCACAAAAGCGTTTTTATCTGGTCACATATTGGATAACTCTTATTTCTTTGGTAAAGAAATACACAATCAAAAAGTTGCTAAGATTCCGGAAGCTGTAAACAAAGTCTATGATAAGTTAATGGAATCTATTAAGCGAAGAATAAAAGACATCCAATATGCAAAATATAGTGACAGTAAGAAAGTAGATGAATTAAGAGCATTAGAGTTCAAATTAAATCAATTAGAGAATGACCAAGCTACTTTTGAATTTGTAGATTACATGGCAAGTGATATAATATCTGCATTAAATGAAATAAAAGCTTTACAAGCCAAAGTAAAGGAGAACCAAAAATATGATAACCCATTAAATGTAACTTCTGCAGAATTAGATATGATAAAAAAAGGTTATATTGGTTTTTATGGTAACATTGCTACTAATATCCAGAACATGTTGGATGATGAATCTACGTTTGACTATTTAAATGATCCTCAATTAGTTGAGGATACAAAACAAAACTTAAAAAGGACTGTAGGTGACTACTATGAATTAGTAAGAAACTATAACAATTTAGCAGACATTGTTGCTAAAGATAATTTTATTAGAGAAGCAACTAAAGCTGGTTCATTTACTATAGATCATCTTAAAAAAATATTAGATGAAGGTGATGTGGATATAAATCTATGGGATCAGTGGGCAGGTAATACACAATATTCTAATAGTGAGTTAGTACGTATAATTCTTAACAAGATAGTTAATACTAAAAATAATGTTGCTGAAAAAGAACTAGAAGTAGGTAAAGAGCTTGTAGAAATACTATCACATGTAAATAAATCTAAGTTAGCTTATATGCATGAAAAAAATAAAGATGGTCATAAAACAGGCTTTATAACAAGAGACTTAAATTACGGTCAACACTATCAAGATTACTTGGAACATCAAAAAAAGTTAGCCGAAAAGTTAGGATTTGGAGATAAAGATATTGCTGAAGTGCCTGGTTTATTGAATCCAGAGCAACTAAAGAAATGGAATAAAGCAAATAATGATTGGGAAGCTAAACATACGATTCGTAAGTTTACTCCAGAGTATTACGAGCTAACTAATAGTCTTAGTGAAGAAGCAAGATCTCGTAGAGATTCCATAAATATGGAAATAAATCTATTGTTAAGTACCACCGTTGATAAGAACGGAGATTACCACAGAGAAGATTTATCCGATGAAGATTATCTAAAATTACAAGAGTTAGAAACTAGACGTAGAAATTTAGCTAATCCATATTATCCAGATGGTTCAGTAAAAGTTGGATTAGATAAAGAAATAGCAATAGAAATGAGAGAGTATAATGAAAAATTAAGAGAGAAATTACATTATACTCCAAATATGGAAAAGTTTAATAAAGCTCTACAAAAGGCAAAGAAGAATTTAAGTCCAGAGAAATTTGCTAAGTGGGAACAACGCAATACAGTTGATCAAATAATTGAAGAATTCTGGGACGATATTAAAACTCTTTCATCAAACACAAATAAATCTGATGATCAAATACTATATGAAACGGCTAGAAAGAACATGTTAAGACTTTACACCAGAGAAGATGGTAAAGTAGATGTTGATAGCATGCCTGACCAAGTAAAGTCGTGGATTAATACTTATGATGAATTGATTTCTGAGGAAAGTTTGAAAACTCGTGATAAATCAAAGAAATCCAAAGTAATGGACATAGCTGAATGGGAAGTAAACCCTAGATTCTATGAAGAATTAGAAAGAGTTGAAAAATTAGGTCAAGCTGAATATAATGCGTGGGTTTCTATAAATGCTAGATATGACTATGAAGGAAATCTTGTACCAGCTTCCTTTTGGAAGAAATTAGTTCCGAAGAAAGAGTTAAGATCTAAATACATGCGCAAAGTACCTAATAGATCTTGGTCTGAAATCGATAAAGAATCACCTTTCTACGATAAAAGATTTACTAAATATGCAGATCGTGGAGAAACAAGAATTCCAAATCCTGAATTGTATGACAACAGTGCAAATTATCGTAAAATAACTTCTGATTCAAACTTAAAGAAGCTTTATGATAAACTTGTTGATGTAATGGAATTATCAAATTCTAAGATTCAATTCTTAAAGTATGAAAATAAATATAGACTACCACAAATAGAAGGTGGGGCATGGACACAAATCCGAAGTAAGGACAATATTTTAAAGGGGTTAGCGTATGCAATAGAAGATACTTACACTGTAAAGGATGATGATAATGCATATATGTTGGAAAATGCTAAACGATCAGATGGGTCACTTGTTAAACTTATACCTACTAGGTATATTAAGATGTTATCAAATCCAGACGCTTTAACAAACGATATAGTAGGATCTGTCATTGCTTATTACAAAATGGCAGAAAATTATGAACAAATGAGTGAAATTGCCCCAGAATTAGAAGTAGCTCTTGATTTTGTTAGTCGTACAGATTTTACCGATAAGAAGGGTGGTAGAATACAAGGTTTGGAAAGTAAGACATATGATAAATTAAAATCTGTACTAGATCAATTGGTATATGGTATGGAAAAGAATGCATTAGAATTAGATATTCCTTTACCAAAAGGTAAACATGTAACAGTAAGTATTGGTAAGTTAGCTGACAACTTAGCTGCATATACTAGAATACAAGGTATAGCACAAAACATGAATGTAATTCTTACAGGTCTCATTACAAATAAGATACAAAACAGGCTAGAAGCAATCTCTGGTATATACTTTGGAAATAAGGAACTTGCACAAGCAACAAAATTAATCATACCGTCATATGCAAATGCAATAAAGAACATAGGTCATTCAAACAACAAAGACAAGGTTCTATGTTATATGGAGTATTTAGGTGTAGTAAGAGAAAATGCTCAAACCTTTAGTAAACTTAATCAATCTAGATTTTTAAGAGCATTAAATCAACACTTCTGGTATTTTGGACATGAAATGTCAGATTATGTAACAAAAGGTAAAATGGCATTGGCAATTGGTCTATACTATAAATATGATCCTGAATCTGGTAAATTCTTAAATAAAAACGAATTCCTAAGAAGATTTAAGAGTAAAAAGGAAGGCAATGCCAAATGGAATACTCTAAGTGTAACTTTTTATGATGCATTTGAAGTTAAAAACAACAAACTAGTAATAAAACCAGAGTACGCTAAATCTCTCGATGAAGCTACTATAAACAAAGTTAGAAATACGGCAAAACAAGTAGGTACCAGAATTGACACGCAATTAACAGACTTGGATAGAAGTAAATTACATGCAACTGTAATTGGACAATTATTACTTATCTTCCGTAACTTTATTTTGGTTAACTTACAAACTAAGTTCTTAACTAAACGTCAATTTAACTATTCTACAGGCATGTGGAGCGAAGCTCAAGTACCAGCTGCAGTTAAATATGTATATAGACATTACTTTAATCAGAATAAAATAGATCAATTAAAGGAACTATATCAAAATCATTATGATGAATTGGACGATTTCGAAAAAGGATGTCTTAAAAGAGTTACTTATGAAGTTTTATTTTCCACAGTAGGTTTTATGATCATTTCTTCTTTAGTAAGAGCGATGGCAGATGATGACAAACGTAATTGGTGGAAACAAGAAGCAGCGTATCTTACTCTAAGAGCTTCATTAGAGACACGTGGTAACATATTACCTATTGAAGTAATTAACTTACTTAAAACTCCTACTGCTGCATGGTCTACTTTACAATATTGGGGTGACTTAACTACAATGATGTTGAATGATCCTACACAGGAGATAAAAAAAGGTCCATACAAGGGTATGAACCGATTCCAACGATCCTTAATTAAGGCCACTCCTTTAAGAAGTATATGGGAAGCACAAGATCCAAGATCAAAAATGGAGTATTACGATAATATGATTTCAATATTTAACTTTTAAAGCCACAAAAATTTTAACGGCCATTACAATAAAGCCCCTTCAGTTTTTGCTGTTGGGGCTTTTCTATATTTTAAATCTTGTAGTGATATACTTTCACCTACCGGTTTTGTTACTTTTGCAAGAGGATTAAATAGGTATTCATGAACTTTACTATCAACACTAATATTCCAAAAATTTAATATTTGTAATTTAGCTTGATATCCTAAGCGTTCATATAAACCAAGATCTATCTTGTTTACTATGGAATGAATTGAATAAGCCTTATTAAAGGCAAATACTCTATAATTAATTCTATCTATTGTTAAAGTATAATCACAATAATATAGTCTATGTTTCTTTAATCTCTCTATTAAGTAAGTTTTAGTATTATGAAATACTAAAAAAATATGATTTGAAAGTAATGGGTTATTCATATCACTTGTGTACATATTTACAAACTCACTATTTTTCAAATCATATTTTGTAAAGGTATCATAAAATATTTGAGGAAGTGAAAATATACTATGTTTTGTATATTTATTAATAATCATAGTAGTTCTGCTCCATCTCCTTCATAATATTCTTTTATATGATCCCATAAGTCATTATCTTTGTGCCAAGCTATGCGTTTAATAGCATCTTCAATAACACACACTTTGGCTTCAATGTATTGATTTTCAATATTAAAAACCTTTACTTCATAACCGTCATGACTTTGAACAGCTATTATATATGTTTCTCGTGTATATTCTTCTAAATCTAGTTTTAATTCATTTTTAAAATACCAATAAATTGCAAACCAGTAATAAGCTAATTGTCTACAATAGTCAAATTCTTCTATAGAATGTCTGAAATTATACACATCAGCTGTAGTTTTAATATCAACGAGTACTACTTTCTTGTTTGTATGATCAATCATTACTCTATCGAGTAAAGATTTACAAGGAAAATCTCCTAATTTAGAAGCATTTGGAAATTCCCAATTTATATGAAATTCATTGTGAACTTCAAATGTTTTTGGATAAGCAAATAAAATCTCATTTGCTTTTTTATGCTCTTGCATATTTTGCTTTATGGTCTTTAGAAGAGCCAAATCAGCAAAAGAAATAACTTTCTTACTATCTTTATTTCTAAAGTATTCAATGTAGTTTTTATATAATTCTACTAATTCTCTTGCTTCTTGAATTCTTTTATCGATAGATTTATTATTACTATAAGCTGCATTATAACTCATTAATAATATGTCTTCTTCAGTAGCAAAAGGATCGGTTAATCTTGCAGTAGAATAAAATTCTAGAAGATCTTTTTGTTGCTTTACTTTAGGTACTGCAAAATCTAAAATAATATAATCATTCCAGAATTCTTCTGGTTGAAGAATATATTCATGAATCATAGTTCCTTTATCTAAGAAACTTGCTTTTAATCCTTCAATTTTTCCATCTAGCATATCCTTTAGATATCGGGGTCCCTTTTTTAGGAACCATCCGATATTTGAATTGGATATTCTAGACATATCCTCATAATAAGGTATACTTATATCCATAATTACTCTTCTAATTTACTTAAACGATCTGCTTCCATTAACTCATTAACGAATGCAATGTCATTTAGTTCATCTGCTTCAAAATAAATATCTTGTTCAGTCTGAGACATTATATCATTATTCATATTTTGCTCGTCTAATTGTAAATTAACTAATTCGTAATTCTTCATAATCGTAAATTTTTTAAGTTATAGTTCAAATGTTGTTGGTCTAAAATAAATCGAATAAGATTCATCAAGTATGCTTACGTTCGCTACATGTACATTAGTCCATTCTGTTTCCTCTTGAAATACATAATCATATACAGGACATGCTGTAATATTATGATTCCCAGTATGAACGTGTCCACATAATGCATACTTTGGTTTCTTTCGTCTAATTTCATCAGTTAATGCAGCACAAACGTACTTTATTTCAGTTCCATTGTCATGAGTAGTTCCAACTTCTCCGAAATTAGATGCTTCGTGAGTCATTAATATGTCTAAGTCTTTTGGTATCTTTTCATATTTCTTAACTAATTCAGCATGATTAGCCATAAATGCCCATGGTCCACATTGTTTACACCAAGGTGTTCCATAGATTTTATACCATTTGTCGTCAGTACTATTATATACTTTTGTTTCTCCATCAATCAATATAGTTAACTTATTAAATAAGTAAGTATTTGGTTGAGTAATCATCTTTTCAAACCAAAAATCATGATTACCTGGAGTAAGTATAATAGTAGGGCAATCTATCTTCATTATCCATTCTTGAAATTCATTAAATATCCATTTTGTCATTTGAATGTAATCTCTTTGAATATCTAATGGAGATATATCACCACATATTAATAATAGATCACATGGTTCTATATCAATAAGATTACCATGTAAGTCACTAATTGCTGTTACTTTCATTTAGTTTCAATTTTTGTACTCTATCTTCGTGCTCTTTTAACATTTCATTGCATTTATCTCTTAAACATTCTACAAAGTAGAGATTTTCATGTCCTTCAAATTGTTTAAAAAACTGATCTGCAGCTTCTTTGTATATGTTTATATTATGATTTTGTTTATAATATTCTTCGTGATCACTTAGAATTATATCCTCAAAATCATCATCAGATTTCTCAAAGATGTGCATTAATATTGCAGTTCGATGAGATATCTGTATGAACTTTCTTTTATAGTTCTTGAATTCGTCTAATACATTCATCTGTCTCTTTATGATTATGTACTACAAATAACTTATACTTCTCAGCTAATCCTTTATTTAATAATGACCACATAAACCATTTCCATTTATATGGCCATACATCGTTAGGTCTTCCTTTAGCCTCTATGATAAAATTATCTCCAACAAAATCTGGAGTATAAGTCATTGCTCGAATCTTCTTACCACAAAATGTAAATGCTGGTATTAATTCAAATTTAATAGGCTCATATTCTGCTTTGAGATTATGAGCCTTTAATTGTTTATAAACATATGTTTCAAGTTTACTTTTAAATTCAATACCATCATATATATTTGGTGTGGCATTTTTAACTTTCTGATTTGTCGTTTTCTTTCTTTTTGTTTTTCTTTGCTTCATAACGATCAATATATGTACAAAGTAAACTTCCACAAAGATTTCCAATAAAACTAATCAGAATTAATTGTAACCATGTTAAGTCTGGTGTACTATTTAACCATTCCATGTTCATTGTCTTTTTCTATTTTTGTAAGATGATTTGCAAGTTTTTCTAAAGATATTAGATCATAATTAGCTAGATTTCCATCTATACCTACATCTACTCTTAATTCTTTAGAATCTGTATTTATTTTATCTACTTTTCCATGACAATGACCGTGTATCATAACAGATCCTTTATCTTTGTGTTCCCAACTTAACATCGGAAAATGACACATTATTACTTCTAGATCTTTATGTAAGAAATTATATACAGATTTCTTAAATTTAATATTCTTGATCTGAGTAATATGATTGAAATAGCATTTTAAATGATCTGGTACTTTATCATGATTACCAAGTATTAATACTTTATTTCCATTTAGTCTTTGAAATAGTTTCCTTTTATCTTCTACTTCACCAAATGCAAGATCACCTAAAATATATACAGTATCTTTCTTGTTTACTCTAGAATTCCATAACTGTATCATAGCTTCTTTAGCTTTTTCAACAGTACTTCCAAATATCTCTTTTCGTTTTGGATGAAATTCTAGTATACGGTCGTGAAAGAAATGTAGATCTGAAGTAAACCATATCATAATGTTTCTTTTAACCAATTTTTAATTACTTCAAAGCCATTTAGTTTCACCGCATCAGATATATCTTTAGCTTTCCATTTTTTATGAATTAGAAAGCCATTTAAACCTGTTTTAAGGCTTATCTTACGCATATTTTTAACTCCAGGAACATCTCTATCAAAACATATTAAAATACGCTTAAATCGAAGTTTAAGTGCATCTATAATATCTGGAGTAAGAAATGTGCTTTCTGAAGCTGGTGATATCGCAGTATAACCCATTTCATATAAACACATAACATCCTTCATAGATTTAGTAATAATTAGTAAATCACCTTTTTTAGGTAATTGTTCATATCCCTGAATATCATATGGGGTTAAATTATTACGCCATTTAGTATATTTATCTGCTAAAGGTCTATAAATCTTGAATCTATCATATACTTTATATGCATACATAGGATTATTTTCCTTATACACTCCCTTTACTACACCATCACATAAATAATATTTTATACTACTTACACCAAATTTCTTTAAAGTCTTTAGAGAAATTCCAAATTGTGACCAATATTGTTTATCTATATCTGTCCAGTCTTGTCTAACTACTCCGATAACTGTTTCAGTAGATTTCTCTACTTCTTTATTACTATGCAATACCGTATTATTAGTAATTTGCATATCCTTTACTATTTGATTTAGTAGATCATTATAATTAGTTATACCAGTATATAACTCTACGAATTTAATTACATCTCCGCATTCTCCATTACCATGATCTTTAAATAGTAATTTTCCAGTCTTCTTACTTCGGAATATTCCAAATGAAGGATTCTTATCCTTTCTGAATGGACTATTATAAATAAATCCAACTTTAAATTGTCCTAGATATCTAGCATAAATATCATATTCTGTGACTTTTGATAAGATATAATCCAAAGTAATAGGATTATCTTGTTTTTTAATTCTTTTAGAGTCATACATATGATATAAATTTGAATAAGTGCAATGTGGGGTAACGATCCCCACGAATCTAACCATTAGACATTGCTCCACCTTTTACAATACCCCCTGTGTGGTCAGTGCCAGCCTACGATCTGGTATGCTTGCATGATAAAATCAGAGGCTGCATAGTCTTCGTTCTATTGCGCAAATAGAATTTATATTTTTAAAATGGCAATCCGTTAGGATCGGCATTGTTTGTGTTATCTAAAGTTCCATCTACTACGGTAAATGAATCATTAGATAATAGTGGATTTGGATTCGATTGTTCAAAATCAGCAATTACTGGTTTCTCAAATTGATCAATATTCAACTTGACAATAACAGACTCATTCTTATCAACAATCGTCATCGGTTCAATAAATCTATATTTTGCATACTTCGGTAGAGTAGTATAACCACTATTATTATATACTACTTTAATACGAAGCAATGTAGACTTATCTGCGTTATTAAGCTTTTCAGCTACCCAAGTAATAAATTCCTTAAAGCTTTCGCCGTTAAAGACTCTATCTTCAGGATTTGGATAATAACATTCAAGAATCTGATCAATTCTTGCAAACTGATTATCACATTTTCTTTGCAAATCTTCATCGGACATATTGTCTGATTTAGACGGTTCCCACTCTGTATGAGTCATAAATTTACCATCTTTTGCAACGAATTTAAACTCAATAAAATTATTACCATTAAGAGACTTATCTACTCTAATTGATTCTAATACTACATTGTCATGGATACCAGCTGCTAAATATGCAATATCTTTTTTCTGGATAGCTTGTGCTCTTTGTGAACTATAAATCATCTTCTTCTATGTTTTGGTTATTCTTGGTCTGGCAAATAAATTTTATCCCAATATACTGAGATTTTTCCTTCGTCATCACTTTCTGCGATAACAATATTTTGACCTCTTAGGTGTGGAGCTCTTGCTTCAATAGTAATATTCTCCCCACCTTTAAAGGATGCAATGGTTTGGTTCTTCTTTCTAGAAATATATGCGATAGCATCTGCTTCTCCACATATTATATTACTTAACTTTCCAGCTAAGTCTAATTCCATTTCTGAAAGTTCTTCACCATCTTTGTTTACAAGTTTATCCTTAGTATGACCTATCAGGATAAAATTCTCGCAAAGTTCTCTAAACATATCTAATACTTTACGTACAGCTTGTCTTACATAAAACCAGCCACCGCCTTGCGGCAGTAATCGTACGTCTCCCTTATAACTCTTTCCCATCGGAGTTTGATTATATAAAGTGAGAGCATATGATAACGTAATTTCTTCCAAACGTGTTGCGTTATCGATTGTGATATATTTGTAGAAATATCCATTACATTCTTTATTCTTTTGTCTAATGGCATTAGCTATTTCACCTAAATCATTAATATTTCTAGCTTGTACTGCTAAGCAATCAATAAATTCAGATCCACCCTCTAGATCGATAATTAAATTATTTTCTAAATGAGCTGCTAATGTTGTTTTACCAGATTTCGGTTTACCAAAAAAGATAAGAAATCTTGGATTTCTCACCTTTGCTTTAATTTTCTCAGTAGGTAATACTATCATAATGTTAGTCTATCTACTTCTCAGAAAAATTTGAAAGAATTTGATATAGTTTTTGAAAAGTTTTGTAAAAATTCTGAAAAGATTTGTTATAAGTTAAATTACGCTGCAATTTCTAATGAATTAATATTCATTGAGATATTGTAAAGAATAATACGATCCTTCTTAGGAAGATCATTAAAGAATGATGAATTTGTAAACTTCGGAATCAATCGAGAACCTACTTGGATATAATTACCATGAATCTTAACCGGAATATCACCAATCTTAAAATCATAGGAGGGATTCTCCGTATAGTAAATATAATCAAACAAGCGAGAAGCTGCTTTATTCCATTCTAGATTCAATGCTTCCGGAGTAATATCCAAAATTGTATAATTCTCATACGGAGCATTATCCAATGTCAGAATTGTGTACTTGTTATCATTCTTGTTAGCCCACGGGAAAATAGATTTAATCTTATCCAAAATGCTAATCGTATAATCACTCTTCTTAGAAGAAGTAGTTGTCGTAAAATACTTACTCAAATCAATCGTATAGTCAAGATTTGTGTTATTCTTTGCCGTGTTATTTACTGTATTATATTTGTATGTCATAATTCGCCTTTATTTAACCAAGATTAATAAAAATCCTATCTATAATTCAATTAGGTTGTTATATTTCAGGTCATTCTCAAATTCAAGTATTGCCAATTCTCCTTCTCTTACTTTAAGAAAATGGAGATATACTTTATTTTGTACAGGTAGTCGTTGAGGACCATAAGCGGTGATACCTAAAGTTTCAGGTCGAGATAAAACCGCTATAACATCACTTCCTTGAAATACAGAATCAGATGATGATAAATCGCTTCGCATCGGATAGTGACTCGATGGATTATTAATTCTATCAATATTTTCTATATTACGATTCATCTGAGATAATTGTATGATACTTGTCATACCAACTTTCTTTGCTTTGATAAATACTCTTTCAAGTTCAGATATAATCATTCTTTCATCTTTATAGTTATCACTATTTACTAATAAAGTATGATCTAAAATGACTATTAACCATTTATCCTTAGCAATCGTATTTTGAAAATATGTAATTGTATCGTCTATCTTTTGTACTGTAGCTGCATCGTCCACATAATATATTGGATAATCTTTTAAAGATTCTGCAGTCTCCTCAACTAAGTTAAGTTCTTTATCAGAAAGATCTTCTGATGCTGAGTACAATTGTGTAGTTGTTTGACGCAACTTATTAGATAGTTTTCTTCCCACTTGTGCACGGCTGAGCATTTCAAATGAGAAAGAAAGTACAACCAATTCCTTGTTAGAATTAAGTTCAATTAAATCAGTTTCAAGCGTATTTACAAACGAAGACTTACCAGTTCCTGATGCTCCTACAATTGTATAAACACAACCAGGTTCAATCCCACCACAACACATTTCATTGAATTTATTCCACCTACTTTTAAGTGGTTCAATTTCATGGTTTTTGCGTCTTCGTATATATGTAACAGCTTCATTTGCAGCTGTTGATATATGTTTAAACGGTAGCGGATTAACGTAATTTTGTTCCATACAACATAGTAGTCTCAGGTTGATTAATATTCATTTGCTCTTCAATTAATTCCCATTCATGTGAAGTAAGCCATTTCCACATAGTTTTCATATAACCAAGCTTACCAGTCATTGCTTTATCGGAAAGCTCAAAATTCAAAGCGATTATGATCCTATTGTGAAGATCAGGGTTGCCTTTAACTAGTTTGTTATAATAATCTCTACATTTCTTAACATTACTTCTAAGAAAGCCTTTAGTTCCATCTGGTCTATTAACCATTATTGGATATAATGTATAAAATTGCTCAAAAAGTACGTCTTTAGGAGTCAATTTATCTACTAATTCCTTAGTAGGTTTATACACTAATTTTTTACTATCATCTTTCTTCTGAATAAGATTTCTGTCGATTAAGTCTTGTATTTCACTATCACTGACCAGGCGAATAAGTGGTGTGATACCTTGATGGGATTTTTGATTCTTATCTAATACAAGACTTAAAAATACTAACTGATTAATTGATATATTGTCTATTATTTCTAATAAACTTGTATCTAGTTCAATGATCATGCTCTTAAAAATTTTAAAAGCTTGTCAAAGATTTGTTATTTTCTGCCAATTTCTGTTAAAAGTTAAACAAGCTTAACTGTCTAGGTTTTAATTGTTCAATCACTTTAACACATTGAGTAATATAATATTGATAATCAACATCATATATACTCTGGAATGTTTCTCCTTGAGAATATTTCCATTGAAGATCTTCATCAGAATATAATAGATTATGAAGTTTTACTCCATGACCTTTTAGCATATTATGATATGATCTTTTTCCAGTTTCATCTAATTTCCATTTCCATAAGTAATATCCACTATTACTAACGTAAAATCGATTAGTTCTCTGTTGAATTTGTTCATTATACTCAACTGTCCACTGTTTACCAGTCTTCTCAGCTTGTAAGAATTTACGTATATCTCTACATGATTTAATTGTATCTTCTACTGGAGTATTATAAACAAAATAGTTAATAATTGCTTCGGGTATTATCTTAGGTTGTAATCCTCTTCCTAATTCAATATCAGTCAGAAAGAATCCTTTCTTCTTAATATTTCCATCAGATTCTACTCCAAAATAATCATTTATTGCTAACTGATAAAATGAAGTAAACTGTTCTGTTTCTAGAGTAAGCTTAGTAAGCTCTTCCCATTCTTTTAGTACTTGTTGTAATTTATCATATTTGTCCTTTTTTATCTTATATAAGATACCATCAGTATTAATCTGATATAACTTACATCCTAGATCTAAAAGTCTCTCAGCAAGCATTAAAAGTAGCAATTGACCATTAATTCGTACTTGCATAATAGAAAATGGTGCATATAACCAAGATACTTCTTGTTGCATTTTCCCAGTTACTCCATTAAGCATATACTTGTACGTTTCATTTTTATTTTTTTGTTTTGTTCTCTTAAATTCTAGTCTTTCCTGAATAATTTCAGGATATACCTCTTTAAGAATGGATTTTAATTTGGGTGGATATAGTTCATATACTGCAATTAAACTTGGGTATAGTGAATTAACATCAGAATCTAATAATAATTCATCTTCATTACATTTAATTGAACAGCAACCATTGTCACCATGTATACCTCCGACTCCAATAGTTACTTCCATTCCACCAAATATAAAAGTATTAATATAACCTTTTCTACCTGGAGACACATTGTGTTGATTTTTCATATCTTGCAATACTTTCTGAAGTACTGGAGTATTAAACTTTATAAAAGGAAATATAACTTTTTCTAGATCTATACGATCCATAGGAGATTTCATATTCTCTAACTGGTCCTTACTAAGACCAGATTTTTGCATTACCTTTAATTGTAATAATTTATCTCCTAAATTTACTCTATCCAGACTTAAACATGGTAATCCAAAATCTCTTTCAGTTTCTACTCGTATATCTAATAGTTTTTCACATCGATATAAAAGTTCTTCAGTAGATTCCACATCATTAATATTATATGATATTAATCTATCCATATCCTTCTCTGGGAGATCTTGTTTCCAATCGACTACAAATTCTTCTACGTTTTTGTATTGCATAGTCACTTGCATCTCTTTTAAAGATACACGTAATGCTTTAGAGAACAACATTGTTAATAAGTCAATTGATAGAAAATTCTTAGTATATTTATACTCTTTCCATAATTCAAAATTAGAGTTTTTGTCTATTACAATTTGACTCATTCTGAATATAGATTCTGTTATTTCTCTTGTACTGAAAAACTCAAAATATCTTTTTCTATATAATGAGAAGATATAATTCAATACTGGATTATCATAGTGATGATTATTATAACCAACAAAATAACAATCCTGAGTAAAGTAATCAAGGAGATCTTGAATATCTACTTTTCTAGAAGATATTTCAAATACTTTAATTACTCCTGTTTCTGTATTCTTACAAGTACAAGTAAATATGTTCTTAAGAACTTCAATATCAAAGACTATACAGGTTTTGTCTTTAATTTTCATAGCTATAATTTGTGTAACACGTCTTGGATTCGAACCAAGTTCCTATATAAGCGCTTATATAGACTACCAACTTTTCCCTTATAGTTTCGGATTATTTACGTGTCATATTGTGCGTTGAACAGACGCACCCCTGTTTCATAGACGAATATCAGCTTACGCTGCAGTTTTATCCTGTTTTTGTAAACGAGTAATAGTAACTCCGTCAATCTCTCGATATTTAGAGTTAACCATCTCCATGATACATACTTCAGGATTATCTGAATCATAAATAAAGTATCCTACCACTTTATCAGATTCTTTTTCCATCATTTTGTTGAAAGAATATTTTACGATATCCTTTAACTTATCTGGAAGACAGACAATAGCACCAACTCTATCTCCAGTAAGAGATGGTTGATCGATATATTGAGTTCTCACAATATAACGATGTTTACTACTATCTTGTTTTTTTGGTTGTTCGACAATAGGTCGAATTTCCACTTTGTTCTTTACTTTGGGTAATTGTATACCACCCTTAGAAAGGTACATTTGACGTCGTTCAAGTTTCTTTTTATTACGACGTTCTTGTGCTAGTTTAAAATGCTCAAGATCTTTTAATGTCTTTTGTTTCTGAGTAAGTTCTACTCGTTGAAGTTTCTCCATACGAGCTTTACGTTTCTCAGCAAGCATACTTAAACGCTCTTGCTCTGATTTAGCTCTTTTCTCCTGCCGTGCTTGATACGCTTTAGGATCTGCTGCAATTTCAGAAGCTTGTCTTTGCATTTCTGCTTTATAGGCTAAATAACCAGCTTTTCTAGCTTCTGCTGCTATTTTTTCTCTCTCTTCTTTTGTTGTATGTTTTATTTTATCCTTAATTTCCTTATGATGAATAAGCTTAATTGCACGCTTTTTATTACGTTCAATTCGCTCTTCTTTAGTAAGCTTTTGTCGCTTAGGATTGAAATCTTCGAATTTTGTCTCCTTAGCAATCATTTTCTCATCGTGTTTTTCCTCGATTGCTTTATCGATAGCTTTCTGCTTCTTAGAGGTATCCTTAGTAGGAATACTAGAATGAATCTGAGAAAGTTTCTTTGCTTTCTCTTCTCGCTTCTTTAAAGCTGCCTCTTTACGCTTTTTAGCAGCTTCTGCTTTAAGTTCTTTCTTTCTAGTCTCCCAAGCTTTCTCTTGTTCTTCTTTAGCAATTGCTTTACTAAGAATACGATCAGCAAGTGCGTTTGCATTTGCAATAATTTTCTCTTTAAGTGCTTTTACTTTGTCTAAAGAGGATATTTTCTTTTCTGTAGATTTGATATCTTTAGTTTTCATAAATTTTGATAATTTTAATATTAGTAAATAAGTTTTCGAGACTTGTGATTCGTCCGGGATTCGAACCCGACTTGCCAAACTCTTGTTCCTACTTAAAGGGAGCGACAAATCTTCCTTTTTATGCTGCCAAATACATGTATGCTCCGCTAGTATCTAACTCAGCTGCATCATTAAAGTCAGCAAGTTTCTTCTTTAGGCCGTTAATTTCCAACTGAAGATTGTTACGAAGTTTGTTTAGATAATCACGAGTAAGTTCCTCATTCTGTTTAAGATTCTTCTTGCCCTTCTTCATCTTTAGGGTAGGATTAATCGTTGACTTCTCAATAATGATACCTAATTGAACGAATTGTTCATTCTTCTCTGATAACTCAAAGATAATAGGATAAATACTATCTTTCGGAAAATCGCTACGTGATTTAAAACCGATATTGATACAAAACTGATCTAGTTTCGTCTGAATACGGTCTATAGCTTTTTTATTAATATCATCTAACAATGCTTTCATATCATAATGACGCTTGAACCCATTCTCAACTAAGTTCTCTGTTCGAATGATCATCCAGTTATTAGTGATATCTTTATTTAACTTCTCTAGCTTTGCCTTAATTTCTGTTGATTTAATTTTCATATACAAATTGATTTTAAATTGTTAAACATCTATTTATATACTTGAATTATCAACTACCTGTGAGGGCGTATTCATCATCGATAATGACATCCTCTTCTTATTCTCGAGGCTAGCCAACCCACTTAGTATGCTGTTATACATACCGTATTACGCCCATATTGTAGTAGAGAGATTAACTCATCTTCTCTCTACTAGGAAATATCTTGAGTAATGTGTAATATCTATTCATCATTCATCACAGAATATAGTTACCATTACTTATGATTTTCGATTTTATGGACGACGGAATAATACTTGCGATGGATTTGAAAAATCCACTACAACAGCTTGACCAGAATTGTCTTTTACTAATACTCCATTTAGTAAAACATTTTTCCGATTAGGAACTCCTTTCTCAACTGTAGAGTTCTCTTCAGTCATTGTTTTAATATCTGAAGCTAATACAAAACGATATGCAACAAAAATTGCAGATATAGCCAAACTATAATTTCCATCTTTATAATAATTTGAGAAACGATCACACATATCTTTATATGCATCATCATTTCGACCACTACCCATACCGGTAATTATC